GGTAAAACTGTGGCGATCTGTACCAATTCAAACTGTAAAAACAACTCCAACTCAAGAAAATTGGGTCAAAGAAATTTTTGGACTGAAGTTTTGTATTTCTTCGTTACAATATCTTGAAGGAGTTGATAAATGAGTAAGTGGAACCGCTGGAAATTGATCCACAAAGAAACCGGCATGACATTTAGACAATACTATAAGAGCGGGCTATTTCAGCATCGTGGTATTTCTTATAAAGAAAAGGATGAACTAATTCCTGTTTTACTTGACAGCGGGTATCCGGCATACTACAATACTCAGGCATATTATCCTTACCTGAATATGTTGGATGCTAAAGAATGGAAAGTTATTATGAAACCGGCATCGCCGGAAGGAGTTGATAAATGACTGATAAATCAGAATTCATAATCGACACTGGTAAAACCAGAACAGAACCAATTGATTATAGCTGGAGAAACCAACCCGGAGCGGGATGCCTCGGAGCTATTGATTGTAAAGAATGTGGATGTATCATGGCTGCTCAAAACAGTCATTGTTTCTGTATGGGTATTTATACCTGTCCAAGATGCGGTTATGAGTCAAAAGGGTGGATAGATTCGGAAACCTTTGAAAAAATCAAAACTGGATTTAAAGCTGTTGACTTTGCTCCAACAGGTGTTATGATAGACCTGCCAAGCGTATCACTAGCTCAATTAAAAGAGCTATCTCAAGAAGATAGAGCTAAAGTATTGCTACATTTTTGTCGAGGATGTAATCGTTACCTTGAAGAAGGGGAGATTTGTTACTGTGAGAAATATTAAATTTCGTGTGTGGTCTAAACTTCATAAGAAATGGTACACTAATACTATTTTAATAGCCTATGATGGTCTGTCATTTGCTCACTTTGTTAAAGTTGATGATGATGGAAAAGCTGTAGAACATAAGGTATTTAATGCGGAGAATTTAGACCTTGTAGTTCAACAATCAACGGGACTCACCGATCAGAATGGTCAGGAAATTTACGAGGGGGATATTCTCTCGTTTCCAAAAGATAGCATGGAAGACTACATCGTACATGCTGTTGTAAAATATGGCACTGGAGAATTTGATGGTGGGACTTACAAATATCCGGGGTTTTATCTTGAAAGCACAGGAGATGATGTTAATCTAAAAGAGGGAGACATTATGGAACCTTATGAGATAACAAACCTACATGATCCAAACTGGTATCACTACGAAGTGGTGGGTAATATATTTGAAGGAGTTGATAAACTTGGTTAGATTACAGTGGGAGGGTGATGGATAAAGACGCTAGACGTAGAATAAGAAGCAATGGGTGCTTCCATCCTAAGTCGGATGCCTGATGCGGGTTCGAGTCCCGCCCCTCTCTTTTTTTTGGAGAATAAAATGGACATTACAGAAATAAAACAAGCGTTTATAATCTTGTCTGCTTTGAAAGTAAAAGAAGTAGTTTTACCATATGATGAATACTATAAACTGCAAGACATGGTTAATCTTCATTCTGATGATGGTGGTTCGCATAACTTTCAAAGAAAATTTGACGAATTTCCAAGAATGTGTATTTATGGAATTGAGGTTAAATACGTATGAAATCGCATAAAGCAGACTTTAGATTGTACAAATTCAACGGAAATCTAGGGAGTTGATAAATGAGTTTAACTCAAATTGATCATGGTTTCTTGGGCGTAGAAATAAAAGTAGCCCCAGATGACAAGTATGAATATCTATGCACAAAAAATTACCATGATAATTCACACATGTTTATCAGAAGGAGCGGAGATTTGATAAATATATGGAATACACAGAAGGGCGAGTGGCATCCAAAAGATTTTTCTTTTAGAGAAATGAAGAACAAAGACCAGTTGGTTATTACAATCATTACATCAGATTTCTCGATTACGCTTCCGTCTAAAAATCAGGCTTATGCACATCTTAATAGGAACAATAATTAGGGGTTGACAAAATGAGTTCTGACGAACAAATCGAAAACGCAGTAGATCAAATAAGCAAATCATTTAATTTGACCGTTACTGAGAGAATCAATACTCAGCCAGAGTTTAGAAGAGAAATTCTAAGGCAGGTTATTGAATGTATCTCATCTGATGATCTTTTGATTGCTAAAAAAATGCTTGACCAAGTTGTTGAAGCTGATGAAGGAGTTGATAAATGACTGATAAATCAGAATTTATTAAAGCGGGTATATCATACAACGAATTATTAGAAGAACTACAAGATAAATTTAGCCTAAGTGATTGGTCCGCAAGACAGATCGTTTCGATTGTTGTTAATTGGCTGGAGGAAGTTAATGACTGATTGGAGAGATATTGTAGAATTTAATAGAGACTGCAATAAATGGGAAGCAATTCTCAAGGGTCATTGCTGTACCACAGAAGAACAGAAAGTTATTTCAGACTGTTTCACAAGAATGAAAGATAGATTTGAAACAACAAGGCTGCGAATGGCAGAGCTTAATACTACATTAGGAGTTGATAAATGACTGATAAATCAGAAAAAAAACCAGACGGATATATTGACATTCCCCATTTAAATGCTAAAATACCATTCTGGAATGTGCCGCCAGTAAGTCTAATGGATGTAAATCCTATCTATATTTCAAAAGAAGATAGGGAAAAACTATTAAAGTCAAGGGCAGATATGTACGATCATTGGAATGAGTGGGGTGGAAAATGAAAGACTTTAAAACAATACGAAGAGGGTCAGAATACATTTGTTTCTTTTGCGAAGATGAACTTTCTATTGGTGATTTTGTATATGGAAATCACACAGATCGAGATCCGGCCACTTGCCGTAGTTTTAAGAATCGTCGCGTTACTGACGAGCTATTGGGTATTTCTTTAGTGGATGTTGTTGTTATTGACATGACTAAAGAACATCTTAAAACCTATATTCCACAAGTATCAACAGGGATGAAGATCAATATTCTGTGGGAGGGAGAAATCAGGATGTATCTTAAACCACAAAGAATACCAAAAGGTCAGCCTTTATACGTTTCTAAAAAGGGCAAAGTTACTTGGAGAAAACACGGTCCTTGTATTGGAGAGGCGTCTTCTAATCAGGATGAAGATGGGTTTATAAAAATTAAAGTATTTATTCGATAGGAGTTGATAAATGAGAGATGGTCATAAATTAATTGAAAAAATGCGTGAGGAAAATAATCTAACTTTCTGGTCTACGCCTCACTTGGTATCGTACCTATTGAAGCAAGATCCAGAAAGAAGTGTTGTTTTATTTGACCCGCAAGTTGAAGAATATCCTTTTCAACTAAAAGGGTCTTTTTCTATTGCCGAAATAGAGGCTATGTTAATCTGTCAAGTCAATGACCGTGGATCAATGAGGGGTTGATAAATGAGTTCTGACGAACATAAACAAGATTGTCAAGATTGTAAACATTGTGTTGTAGTAGAAGATAGAAACTATGATTACACACCGTCTGCTAGTTGCTCAAAGGGTAATGAGGTTATAGAATTAGACATCAACGATTTTGCACCAAAAGAATATTGCAAAGATTTTGAAGAAGGCGAACCCACGTATTATTAGGAGTTGATAAATGACTGACAAGTCAGAATATGCACTAAAAGACATGACAATAAAAACAGCATTTGATGAAGAATATCCTACATCATTTTACTTTATCCCAAGTGGTTTTAAAGGCAGGACGATTCTTGTAACAGAAGATCCATACGAGGGTGCAATCTGTAAAACAATTAGTGATAAAGAAAAAGAAAAGTTGATGATACAATTAGGAGTTGATAAATGACTGACCATTGTACCGCTATATCATCAGTGGATCAGGATGGTTATGTTAAGGTTGTAGTTAATAAACTATATGGAAAAAGATATGAAATTTCGCAGAATCAGAGTTGATCCACAGCCCGGACAAAATTATCCACATCCACAAGGAACTGCGTGTATTGGTATCCATGCTCTAGAATCAGACAGGTGGATGACACTCGAAGAAATTATGCAGGCTCACCATAAATATTGTGAAGATCAAAATATAGGTGACGTTCCACCAACTTGGGGCGAGCTAATTAGAGATCTCGGACTCTTTATTTGTTTTCATATGGTAGAAGTGGATGCAGAAAGAAACAAGGCACTTGATGAACTTACTGAACAAGCACAAGAATTAAATATGGGATATTAGGAGTTGATAAATGAGTGATAAAACAAAATATCGAAGTAACTGGCGACCAGCAGCCATTCCATATTTGTATCCTCCATATCCCATACGGACACTATCAGAAGTTACTGACTGTGAACATAAAGATGCTCAATTTCAGGGTATGTATTCTCTAGTTGGTCACTACCATTGCCCTGATTGTAAATCAAGGTTCTGTCCACAAGAATTTCAAAAATATCGTGAAGGAGTTGATAAAGAGGAACTGTAATGGATAGAGGCGAACGCGAATATCAAGAAGCAGAAGAATATATGAACGAGTGCTATTCAATCCGTACTGATGAAATACAGCTTATGGTTGATTTCAGACAGGAGAAGCTGGATGAGATAGCTAAATTGTTTATCGAGAAAACCAAAAATAGAAACCCTCATCGTTGCAGAAAAAAGGGTGGATACAAGAAGTGGGAACATGAAATGATGGAACTTTGTGGGTATAAATATATCGAAGGGGAAGGATGGGTGACTATTGTATGAGAGAATTTAAATTTAGGGCTTGGCACAAAAGAAAAGCCTGTTGGATTTCCGACGAAGTGTGGCTAAATCATAATGGCATCTTAGACTGGTATGACACAAGTACATTCGACAGACCACACCTAAATAACGATGATGTTGTGACACAACAATACACCGGACTCAAAGATAAAAATGGTAAGGATATTTATGAAGGCGATTTGCTAACACATCGAAGTTTTACAACCATCTACCTTGTAGATTTTAATAATGAAAACTATGGGTATGTAATGGGATGGAATCTACTTGATTATGGCTATTTCAAAGATGGTATATTTAGTGAGTGTGAGAAAGTTGAATATTCAAATAGCAATACAGTAAATTATCCTGTATCTGAATACTACTACGGTCAATGCCCAACTAATAATGAAATCGACGGGCTTGATCCATACTACGAAGTAGTAGGAAATATCTTTGAAGGAGTTGATAAATGAGTGACAAGTCAGAAAAAAAACCAGACGGATATATTGACATTTTTAACTACAAGAAAGAAAAATCATGAATAGACGACACTTTTTACAACATGTTGGTGGACTTGCTTCTCTTGCTTCCACATCGCTTTCCTTTGGTCAAACCATTATTCAAAACTCATCTCAACTTCGTAATGACCGTAAGGGAGCGATTTTGATTTGGCTGGGAGGCGGTCCACCAACTATTGACATGTGGGATTTGAAACCCGGAACTAAAGAAGGCGGTCCTCATATGCCGATCAATACAGCAGGGGATTTCCAGATTAGTGAACTCATGCCCGAACTGGCAAAACTTGGAAAAGATTTCTCTGTTGTAAGAAGTATGTCCACTCGTGAAGCTGACCATATGCGAGGGACATACTATATGCATACAGGATTTAAGCCTAGTTCTACAGTTGCTCATCCATCTTTGGGATCTGTAGTATCTTATGAACTTGGCAGAAACAGGGAAGATCTTGAGATTCCGGCATTCTTTTCTGTAGGCACAGGAAGTGTTGGAGGCGGATTCTTAGGAACTGCTTACAATCCTTTTGTAGTAAATGCTAATGGTCAAATTAATAATTTGGGAGGAAATCTAAGCAGAGGTCGTCTAGAGTTCCTTTCTACTTTAGAGAAAGATTTTATTGATTCTAATCGTGGAGAACTTCCTACAGACCATAAGAAACTTTACGAGAAAACCATTAAACTAAATACTTCCCCGCAAATGAATGCGTTGAAAGTTAATATGGAGCCTCAAGAAGTAAGAAACGCATATGGAACTACTGGTTTTGGCAACAGTGCATTGATCGCTCGTCGTCTTCTACAGCAAGGAGTTCCATTTGTTGAGATTGGATTTGGAGGATGGGATCTTCATCAAACAACTCATGATACCCTTAGTACTAAACTTCCCGAATTAGATAAAGTAGTATCAACCCTTATTCTTGACCTAAAGAGGCTTGACATGTGGGATACAACTGCTATAGTAATGATGGGAGAGTTTGGTAGAACTCCGCGAATTAATCAGAATGCTGGTCGTGACCATTGGGCAGCGACATGGAGTGCATTCGTATCTGGAGGTCTATTCAAAGGCGGTCGAGCTATTGGTGCAACAACTGAGGATGGAAAGATGATTGATGGTCTAGCGTATACCGCAGAAGATCTCATGGCTAGTACAGTTGCAGCACTTGGTATTGATGTTAATACTATCTATACAAGTAAAAGAGGAAGACCTATGAAGATCGCAAATAGCGGAAAAATAATTGAGGGATTAGTATGACTCTAATATCTTTAGTTGTTCCAACTATATGTTATCTGATAACTGGTATATCTTTCTTTATGAAAAAGGACTATCCGCATGGACTGATATTCTCGTCTTATGCGGTTGCCAATTTTGGCTTCATTTGGTATGAAATCAGCAAAGGATCTTGATGTATGAATACTGTGGAACTTATTGGTTATTATGGATCTGACGAAGTAATCGCCTGCTCAGCATGGACATCTACAAGCCGCGAACTAACGGACGATAAGCGTCAGCGAGTTGGTAAACTTATAGACATGTTATGGAGTAACGGTCATGAAACCCCGTTTGAAAAAGGAGTTGTTCATTTTTTGGTTAATACAGATATCGCTAGTCACATTCATCTTCTTAAACATCGTATTAGCAGTCTTAACGCCGAGTCTGCTAGATATAAGGAATTGAAGGAAGATAAGTATTACCTGCCGGAAGATTGGAAAGATATTAAAGTTGCGGCTGGAACTCAACTTGACCCCAATAATATTAACAGCAAACACCCCGGCACTGGTAGTCTTACTTGGGCTAAATTGCTAGAGTTTTATACCGATATGGGGAATTTGCTATACCATCAGTGTTTGGAACAAACTGAACCAGTATTGGGACGCAAGCGAGCAAAAGAGTCAGCACGATTCTTCAAGACTTACAATAGTCAGATTCAAGCTGATGTAATGTTTAACATGAGATCCTTTGCCAACTTCCAGAAACTTCGTAATTCTGAACATGCTCAACTTGAAATCCGCGAAATTGCTGCTATGATGTTGGAGCAGGTACAAAACATTGAAGGAAATCCGTTTAAGTTTACTTTGGAATCAATCAGGAAGGAAAAAGATAATGGCTAAATCGAGAAGTTTATCAAAGAAACGTCATGAAGTTGGTCGAACTATTGCAGGACCATCACCCTTTGGTTCTCATGCAGAAATGGTGGTAGATCATTTAAGTTTAGGCTTGACATTGGACGATAATCAGGTATTATGCAAGGATGGCGATAGACATTACATAACCACAAGGGACCGACTCGATAATGGACTTGCCGATCCCCGTCGCTATTCAGGAAAGAAAGTAGAAATAAATGTACAACTACAGAGCGAGAGTTGATAAATTTGTAGATGGTGATACAATCGACTTTACTGTTGATCTAGGATTTGGAATCACTATGAAGTTGCGTGGCAGGTTAATCAATGTTGATACACCTGAACGTGGACATCCAGACTGGTCTAAAGCAACAGATGAATGTAGAAGGCTAGTGAGGACAGTTGCCGACATTATAAATGAATCTAATTTAGATAATGAAGAATGGTGGGTTACTATCAATACTACCAAGACAGAAAAGTATGGACGATGGTTGGTTAATATTGTTGGAGTAAACGATAAGCTCGCAGAAATTTGGCCTTATGATAGATAGGAAATAAAAATGAACTATAGAAAATCAGCACTGTTTGCAATGGCAATGAAGGCACAGACAGATAAAGCTGAGGCGTTAGCTAGCCTTGCTGTTTTATTGGACCATCCTGCTGGAATTGGAGATCATTCAACAAAAGATCTTCATGAAAATTTACACAGTGCATTGTCTAAACTAGCAGATGCAGATGATAGATTGCAGGCATTAAACAGATATTTTCCAGAACTTGAAGATTTTCCTCCAGCCAACACTTGAAAATAACGATAAGGAGTGTACAATGAAATTCATTGATCCAATTCCGCCACAAGTAGATGCATGTGATTACTGCGGCACTTTTCGTCGAATTTTATTTGCAATGGGAAACAGTATGGAAGAATATAAAAATGTTTGTCATGACTGTATTATGGACGCGGTTGAAGAAGATGAATGCTATAGTTACTATCCTTATACGCTATCAGATGTGGAATGGTGGGAAGAAATTGAGGCAAACTATTCTCAATACGACAAGGATGTTTTAGAGGGTTTTGAATGGGAATGGTTAAGTGGTGAGGAATTTTGATTTTATTAATCTTTGGAGGTATTTTATGAAGAAACTTATTACTGCTACGATTTTGCTGTTTAGTTCATGTAGTTTTCTTGCAGCAGACGACTGCTGCGTTCCAAGAAGTGTAGTACAGGGACGTACAATGCATTTCCATTATGTTACCCCGTGTGAGGTATTGCGTGGAACTGCGTGTTATATTGGAGGGGTGGGACATCGCGTATTGCATGGAGTTGGTGCAGTTATTGCCGCACCATTTACAACGCCATACAATGTTCCAGTATACAGAAAAACATATCGTTATGTTCCGCCAAGATGTATTCCGGGCAGAATGTATGAGGTACAGCAAGTTCTTCCAGCCCCTGTCCCGCCAGCATCAGAATACGATCCGGTTCCAGTTCCATCTCCAGATCCTATTTCGACGCCAACAGCATATTTGCTAAAGTCCTGATTCTGTAAGAATTTTCCCATCATTCCCCTTGACTCTCTGGTAGGTTATGCTAAACTTAGTCTATCAGAGAGTTTTTTATTCTCTTAGCTCAGTTGGTAGAGCAACGGACTTTTAATCCGTAGGTCGTGGGTTCGAGTCTCACAGGGAACACTAATTTTTTTTATTACCTGTTAAGGAATTTAAAATGAATTTAGAAGATCATCTGAGTATTCTTTACAGAGAAAATTTTCAACTTGCCAAGAAAGAATTTGAAAACGAAAACGCTCTTGGCACTCGATGCAGAGAAGCATATCATGCGTATGCTATGGAATGGACTCTTGAAGATGCAGAAAAACTGATTTCTGATTTTCTTGAAGAAAAGTTTCAAGACATCTATTGACAATGCCGATAATCATCGTACAATCAAGCCGTACAAACAACCAACCACTTTTTTGAAGGACGATTGACATGAAGATTGAAAATGCACCACAGGACGTTACTGTTCACGGCGACTTTGCCACATCTGACTTTGCAGTTGGCGATCTCGCATTCATTGTAGACATGTTTGCTGATAAGGTTTATTCGCACAAAGAACGTGCTGTTATCCGCGAACTGGCTTGTAATGCTCATGACTCACATGTTATGGCAGGTACTACAGACATTCCATTTGATGTGCATCTGCCAACATCACTTGAGCCATTCTTTTCTATCCGCGATTATGGAACAGGTCTTGATGATTGTGAAGTCCGCACTATCTTTGCTGGTATTGGAATCTCCACAAAGCGTGATTCTAATGAAGTGATTGGATGTTTTGGTATTGGATCTCTATCTCCATACAGCATGACTGATAGTTTTACCGTTAAAAGTTACAAGGATGGCATTTGCCGTACCTACAATTGTTATCGTGATGAGGCTCGCAAGCCGGTCGTTGCTCTGTTAGCAGAATGTGAAACAGACGAGGCTAATGGTCTTGAAGTTAGTCTGTCTGTGAATGGCAGGGTTTGTCAGTTCGAGGCTGAAGCAGAGAACGTCTTTCGCTTTTGGCAGGGAACTATTCCAAATATTAATAACGTGCATGTTGTTTCACGATGCAAGCAGCAACGTGATGCTTATATCTTCCAGTCAGATGATTTTGGCCTGACTGGCGGCTATGGCGATATGTATGCAATTATGGGTAATATTTCTTACAGAATTCCTTATGAATTGTGCGACATCCACGCTGGTGGGTACTTAAAGTTTGAACTTGGCGAATTAGATTTTGATACTGCTCGTGAAAATCTGTCAATGACAGATAAGGTCAGGGCTGCTGTTAAGGCAAAATTTGAACTTGTTAGAGCACAACTTCATGATCTGGTAACGCAGAAGATTGAAGCTGAGCCTACTCCATTCAAGCGAGCGATCATGTCTCAACGTTTGAACTCTGGGAGTATTGGCAACAATGCTAAGATTAGGATGGCGGATTATACGCTGCCACCTACATCAGAAGCTATGGAAGTATTCACGACTAATCATCGTCGTACTACAGAGAAGATCGAAACAACAAATCTTCCTCTTGGTAATAATGTTGAATACTATGAATATAAGCCTCGTATGACTCAGCGTGTGAGGAATTATGTTAAGGATACAGGATGTAAAGTAGTTCTGCTGACTCCGCAGCAGATTTCTGAGTGTAAGATTGACACTGATGTTTTGCTGGATCTTGATGACCTGCCAAAAATTGAACGTTCCTACGTCCGTAGCAGCGGTCCTGTAGTTAAGACATTTGCATTTAGCTATAGCGAACGTTGTCATGGTAAGAAGTCTGATCACTGGAATGCTATTGATGTTGATACAGAATCTGAAGAACTCGTATACGTTGAGATCAATCGTTGGGAAATTCAGAGCTACAGCGTCATTAGCAGAGATGCATGGCAGCTTAATGACTCTATCAAGACATTGAAAGCGAACGGAATCAACGTGCCAACAGTACATGGATTGAAGTCCGCTTACATTAAAGGCAAGGCATTCTCTTCAAGTAACTGGATTCATATTGACGACTACGTTAAGCGTGAAGTAGCAAAAAATGCTCCTAATGGGGTATACATCTACAGCAGTACTGACTTTGACAGGATGCAAGAACTTCACAATAAAATTGAGAGTCCAGAGTTGACAGAGTGGAAAGAGTATGTTAATATGATTCCTGAGAGGAACATCGCCACCATCGCTAAGAGAATTGGTATCGAAGTTAAGGAAGATACAATCTTCCAAGAATGGATGGATGCTTTTTTCAAGAAGTATCCGCTGGTTCAATTGGTTGATTCCTACAAGATTGGCAGGAATCCGGAAGCATTCGCACCCTATATTGGAGGTACTGTACGATGACAACAATGGTAAGAACCCCACGACCTATTCCAGTAAAGGAAGAAGTTATGCCTCAAAAGAAATCTCCAAGTATCCCAGAAGAACTTCTATTGGAGTTCGTTGGTAATATTCCGAACCTTTTCAAAATTGACCAGCATCATATCTGGAATAATCGCTATCGAATTAACGTATGGACGCAAGAATGGGCTGAAGGTCGTTTTTGCCCAACAAATAGAATCGCCAAGTCTTTCTATCTTTTATATGAAGATGGGAAAATTTTTGACAAAACTATCAAGAAGCGTATTGACATTGACGATAAGTAAGTTATAATGAACTGGTATCTTATTTTCACTTTGACAGGAGTTTTGAATTATGTTGACGCACATTAAGAGTAATGACAATCATTGGACTGTAGTTTTAAATGGTCAGCCACACCAGTTTGACCATACACATCCTCACTACACAGATCTTGTATCATGCGTTCATTCAGATGATTCAGATAAGTTTGTAGAACTGCTCCAATCTGGCAATGAAATTGAGGATTGGTCAGAGGGCGACTTTGAGTTTCGCAATGGCTTCTTGTATTTTGAAGATGAGCAGATTGCTACTCAGCCAACTAATCGTATCGTAGAATTAATTCGTCAAGGATTTCCCCACCAGCCCATGCTTAACTATCTAACAAATCTTTATGATAATGTTAGTGAGCGTGCTGTTCAAGAATCTTATACTTGGTCGAGCCATAAGGGTTTGCCAATTACTGACGACGGTATGATGGTAGGCTACAAGGGTGTACGTGCTCATGCTGGCGATCCCATCACTGTTAAGAACGGTGAAGTTAAAGAAGGTGATCTCGTAGACATCTACACTGGCAAGACATTCCGTAATAATGTCGGAGATAAGTGCGTTATGAAACGCCGCCAAGTTTGTGACGATCATACTAAGGGATGCGATTCTGGTCTGCACGTTGGTACTTATGAGTACGCATCAGATTGGGCTGGTCCAACTGGTGTAGTTGTTCTGGTTAAATTTAATCCAAAGGATATTGTAAGCGTTCCATCTGACTGTGAATGTCAGAAGATGCGAGTTAGTGAGTATGAAGTTATCGCCATTGCTCGTGAGCAGCTTCAAGAAGCCGTATACGAGTATGAGGACGATGGAGAAACATACGATTATGATGATACAGCAGAGACAGAGGAAGATTACTATGAAGAAGATGTGAACTTCTAATCGTGGTTGGTTAGACGAGATCGAAAGTCGGATGCCTTGAGCTATTAGACAGATGGACAACACTAGACTCGCGGGTGAAAATCCCGCTCGATCTCTTTCTTATTTTCTTAGGAGATAATTATAATGAGCACAGAAATTGATTGGGAGCGAGAGCAGGTAATTAAGGCAATTGACTTTTTAGAAAACCAATTAAGAAATACCAGCGATCATTTTCAAAAAAAGGAAGTCATTCAAAATATTGGCAATCTGAAGAAAAGACTTCTCGAACTAACTGCAAAAGTATTTAACTGACTATATACAATAAGGAAGCCATGCTGTTCCTACTAAGAGTTCGCATCCTTCAAAGCGGATGGGCTAGGAATCATCAGGACACTAACCACTACAACGGGGATGTAGCTCAGTGGTAAGAGTAGTGTTCTTATAAAGCATTGGTCGTGGGTTCGATTCCCACCATCCCTACTTACGCTCGTGTAGCATAACGGATAATGCAGCAGGTTTCTACCCTGCGGATTGTGGGTTCGAATCCTACCGCGAGCATTAACTCGACATGGCGGAATAGGCAGACGCACCGGACTTAAAATCCGGTTCCTGTAGTGGGAGTGAGGGTTCAAGTCCCTCTGTCGAGATTTTTCTTCAAGAACCTATTGACATAAGCCGATAGTATGTTATAATCAAGACATACTCATTGGCTTTCTTTTTTTGGAGGTGAACTATGAACATTTTTGTACTCTCTTATGACCCCGTAGAAGCGGCAGAGATGCACTGTGACAAGCACTGCGTAAAGATGGTGGTAGAACTATATCAGCAGCTTGGATCGGCTCTACGGCGACATGGTGCGACTGACAGCCAAATGCCACTCACTCAGTCAGGCAAGCCACTTCGCGGCGGCTATCATCACCATCCTTGCACTCAATGGTGCGGTGATTCACGCAGCAATTTTGAATGGGCGGCGTGTCACGCCATTGCCTTAGCAGAAGAATATACTGAGCGATACGGCAAGGAACATGCTTGTAGTGCCGGTATACGGCAGATGGCAACGATGTCCGACATGATTCCAGAAGGCAATATGACTCCTTTTGCTCAAGCCATGCCAGATGAATATCGCAACGCCTCAGCAGTTGTTGCATATCGTGACTACTATTTTTACGATAAACGAGAAAACATTCAATGCGAATGGAACAAGAGACGACCTGCACCAGACTGGTGGAACTCAATGTTAGTTATGTTGGATTAACGGACGCACTATTAACGATTTTGTTTTTGGAAAGCAAGATGAATGAAACTTTGGAGACTGTGGTGCAAGGCAGTTGGTGAAAAATCTGGAAATAATAACAGTGAAAGCGATGTCATTGCATTCATCAGGACGATACTTATATTGCAAGCGGTTATCACTAACTTTTTTATTACACTAAATATTCTAAGGAGATGGTATGAGTGATAGATTTGAACTGGAAACGGAACTAAATAGAATATTGGCAACTATAGATGATCTACGACTTGTTGCTAAAAATCCCGATCCTGATTTAATCATAGCTATTGCCAATTTGCTAGATAGAAAATACGAGGCAATATTTGATTGTTTTTGCAGGACATTTAAGCTGGATGACTATGCTGAAGAAAGGACTGAAGAAGCAGTAAATAAAACTTTTAGAGACCTGCAAAGAACTAAGAAAGTATTAAAGGAGCTTTGGACAGTAGGCCAGTTTATTCCTGAGCCATTAGCACAACAAATTGAGGAGATTCTAAATGACGCTTGAAGAACTAAAAGATTACTTGATTTCTGAAATCGAAACACTTGAAGAACAAAACGAAAGTTCTCGTAAGCACGAGGATTGGATCACTCTTGTTAAGGGTGAAACTGTTCAATGGCATTGTAAGTTTATCTTAGAATTGCTTGAAAAAGGAATGGAGTGATTTATGTACTGCATTGGAAATTGTTACTGCTGGGCCTTGATACTTAGATTATTTTATGGAGGCAAGATCTTTGTTTACAGTAGTGAACTTGGACCAAAGGGCAAAGATATCAAGCATTACATGCTAAGAGATAGGAATGGGAAGATTCGACATTTTAAGAGAGTGTTTGATATTTTTCCACCACCATTATGCTTCCTATGTTTTATAGGAAAAATCGAGTCATCAGGTAAAAGAAGGAGGGTAGCATGAGTCGCAGGTTTGACCATAGAGATGTAAATACTTTCAAGAAGGATATTTACTTTAGCACGCAGATAGAAAAGTATTTCTTTAATAAGTGGATGGATATATGTCAACCACTTGACTATATCAATGTAACTAATCCCAGAGACAATGGAGTAGATAATGAAGGTGCGTTTATTGCTAAAGGAAATACTGCTGGTGCTGACTACATGGTTGACCTGTCCTATCATTCATTGGATATTTCTGACATGCCTTTAGAAATTAAATGGGTTCCAACATTTGGAAAACTCACCCTAAAGGTTGCAGATCTAAAATCATATATTAAGGAAAATGCCGGAATCTTATTTATCTATCCGTCAGAAAAAACGATGGACTTGAAAAAGCCTAAAGATTATAACTTGACAAGACATATTGCTAAGATAGAATCTATATCAGATATTCTAAGATGGAGCCTAATGTCTCCCGGACAAGTACGATATTTTTTGGAATATGCTGAAGACAACAACAAGATTGAGTCGATATATTACATGGGAAATAAACCCGGAATCATTCTGAAGCAAGAAAGGTTTATTGACTGGTTCACAGAGGAGAAGTGGTCATAGCTAATTCATGGAGTATACTTTGCTGGAGGGTCATCTTTTAACCATTCAGTGGAGCACAAGTCATGAAGTTTTTCCTGCACTTGGGATTCATCTTGTGGATTACTTTTGTTGGCATATTTGATACGGTAATTACGTACTTAACAAGAAGTACAATTGTAGTTTTAGAAAAAAATCCAATATCACTATTCCTCATTACCACATTTGGATTAAGTTTTTTCCTGTCAATTAAATTGATACTAACATGCTTAGTAGCCTGCCTTTTGTTTTACATGGCTCTTGCCAGAAAAAATAAGCCTTGGCTTCCTAAAAAGGTTTTAAGCTACATTGATATAATAATTATAATAATATTCATATTCCAGACATGGCTGTTCTATTATCTAAATTGGAGCGGTGGAGAGTTATTTGAAATTGATTCTGTTGTTTGGAGAATGTTTATTGATTTCTGGAAAGATTTAATAAAATGATCAAAACAATAATTGATGAGTTTATATTAAAAACTTCTGATGACAAATTAACAGTTCAAGGACCAAGTGGAAAAAGCAAACAGATTCCTATTGACAAGTTCTTAGAAAGTGGTATGATCATACTTCCAAAGAAGCTGTATGATAAAATTAGGACAAACTTAAAAGCAGCAAATCAATACGATAAATTTATGGATAAAATATATGACAGTTATCAGTGAAAAATCTTGGATCGTTACTTATAAATATTTAATGGGAAAGATTAATTATACTCAACTACATTTCCTTCTAACAATGGAAGGATTAACTGAAGATGAAATGGACGAGATTGTAGAAAAAGCCGCTTTGTACTACTCTCATGCTATGAAAATAAGAGTGATAGGATCTTGGATAATTCTATCCTTAATAGCATTTGGATCACTCGCGATTGGCTACGTATTTCTTTAAGGGGTAAATTACTATGGTTGTCTATGTTTTAGTTGAATATATGATGCCCGATGCTAAGAAGGATGGATCTGTGGCCCTTCTTGGCGTTTTTGATAATGAGGAACTGGCAGAACAGCATAGAGAAGAATTGACAAATGATGAAGATGAAGATATCGTTTTCTATGAGATACTTGAATATCAGATGAATATTTTACAAGAACCAGAAGAAGAACAAGATATATCAGATGATCTTCAAGAACTAATGAAGAAAGAGATTATTGATTATACTATTGGTGAAGACGGTGAGTTTTATTTTCATCTAACAGATAAGGGAAAAGAAATTGTTAGAGGAAAAAGAGATACGGAGGATTAATTAATACCTTGTGGTGTAATCGGTAGCACAGCAGATTTTGGTTCTGCTAGTTGGGGTTCAAGTCCCTGCGAGGTAATGTAATGCCGGAGTGGTGAAATGGCAGACACGCTAGATTTAGGATCTAGTGCCGCAAGGCGTGCAGGTTCAAGTCCTGTCTCCGGTAATCCGAAATAGCTCAATGGTAGAGCAATCGGCTGTTAACCGATGGGTTATAGGTTCGAGTCCTATTTTCGGAGCTTCCGGTTCGCCGGAATAAACATGTAGACGTTGTTAGTGAAACAACACAGGACGCGAGTTCGATTCTCGCCGCCTCCACCAGAAGCACACTAGGATGTTGAATACGGTCTATGTGAGGTTCAAATCCTCCTAGATGTAACCACGTACTCAAAGCATCTAGTTGACGGACTACTTATGACGGTAAGATAGTGTGTTTCTGACGGGGGCGTAATGGTATCGACTGGTTGCGTAGGTGATGACTGCATGTGCTGGTTTGTCGAAGGGCCAGCTAAAAAATCGACAGACAATAACTGCAAAACCTAGTTTTGCGTTGGCTGCTTAGGCAGTCACGGGGGGTTGCCCGCCCTTGCTATCCAAACGGGCATTTTTTCCTTTCACTGGAGATTATAGCTATGGAAGAATATATTAAAATCCAAAAGGAAGCAACTAAGTGGGATAAAATTTTCTTCAGAGAAGCAATTCTTTGGAGTTTTAACAGTCATGATAGTCAAACTAAATGTGGATGCGTCCTTGTAAAAGATAAAACTTCATTATCTACAGGATATAATGGATTCATCAGGGATATTGATGATACTATACTACCAAGGGTTAGACCTCAAAAATATCCTTTCATGATTCACGCAGAGGCTAATGCTATTTACAATTGTTCAAGACTTGGTAGAAGTACTCTAGGAGCTACAGCATATATAACAGCAATACCATGTCTTGACTGTCTGCAAATGATATATCAATGCGGAATAAGTGAAATCAAATTCACAGATGCATCAAATCCTAAAATGGATATCTATTCTGAAAATTATTCGCAGATTTTAAGGCTAATCAAGGATAAAATATCTATAGTCTACATACCTAAAAAGTATGTTTTATTCGTTAGGGATATGGATGGAGATAAAGATGTTCAGGATCAGCAAAGATAAGACAAAAGTTCTTGATCATGAGAATAGAGTTGTTGGATGGATTAATAATGAAAGATTTATTCAATATGGATGCGACCCGCTTTATAGGACTGGTCTAAGTCCTGCGGATCTAGAGAAGATATCAGAGCTTATGCAAAGGAATAACGTGGGAACTTTTAGATGAAAACTCTAATTTTAAATGCCAATGCTCGGCCATTGTCTGTTGTATCAGGCAGAAGGGCCGTAATGTTGGATCTTAATAATTCCAATGTTACGGCTCTTTCTTATTATATTAACAGTATTACAACGATTAATGGCTCAATGCCAATTCCGGCGGTGATGATATATTCTAAGTACATTGTCATTAATAAAAAAACAGTTCCTACCAAAAGATCTATTAGACTTAGAGACAACAATAAGTGCGGCTATTGTGGAGTGAATTTATCTCCAGAAACATTTACGATAGATCATATTATTCCTGTTAGCAAGTTCCCAAATAAGGCAGCGGCAAACACTTGGGAAAATCAAGTATCATGCTGTAGAAAATGCAATACATCTAAGGGCGATAAAACCTTAGAGCAGGCACGCATGACTTTGCTAGTCAAGCCAAAACCATTTAGCAAAATGATCTTATGCGAATCCGTCCCGCATGAATGGTCCAAGTACATACAATGAATTTCATGGCGTATACTATAAGACAGGCTTTGATCTTGTGTTTTGCCTATACAGAAAAGTTGAGGGAGACTTGCCATGAAAAATTTTACACTGGGATTTCTATTGTCTGGATGCATTTGTTTAATTAGCTATATTGTCTGGGAAAATCATAGACATGTACCTGTAATTATTAAGCAGGTTCCTGTTCCAGTTGCTGTCCCACTGCAACAATCCTCACCATTCCCACCAAACTCAAACCTCGCCTTAATTCTGGAGAAAAACAATGATAACATTTGATTTTGGCAGAAGATCTTTCTTAAAGATTGGATCTATAAGTACAGCAATGTCAATAGCTGGATTTACAGACGCAGCCTTTCATCAGGATACAAATAGTAAGTCAGTGATCTGGATATGGCTTGGTGGAGGCCCAGCACAATTTGAAACATTCCATGCACCAACAGATACAGTTCCTGCCGAATGGCGACCTGTTGATGGATCTAATTATTGTGCATCAACTAACATTAATCTTGGTGCCAACTGGACAGAACTTGCTAAACATACAAGTAAGTTGAATGTCGTCAATTCATTTAGTCATGGAGACTCTGCTCATCTACAGGCTACTCACTTTATGATGACTGGACATTATAATAAAGAAAGAACACAAACCGCTATATCTAAAATGCCTTCATTTGGATCATTAGTTTCTGCTATTTACGGAGCTAATCATCCCGCCAATGGTATGCCATGTTATGTGAAACAAGGCAAAATTGATGGTGAAGATCCAGCATGGCTTGGTGGAGCTTATAAGCCTTTTGATCCATCAGCAAAGGATAATCTCTCTCCAAGAATTGAGATGGAGAGATTTAATAATAGACGAGAACTTCTAAATAGCATTGACAGTCTTGGTCAAAAAATCAATAGTAGATCAGCAAAATCTGTTGGATTTTATAAAGATCAAGCCTATAATGTTATATTAGGATCTGCAAAAGATGCATTTGATCTCAAGCAAGAATCTGATGACACTAGGAAAATCTATGGTTCAGAAAAAGCTAATGATATTGGCGAACAAATGATTTTAGCCAGAAGATTAGTTGAAAATGGAACCAAGTTTGTTACAATACACTATGGCGGATGGGATATGCATAACAATATCTCAGATGGCATTAAAAAGAGAGTACCTCCAATTGATAAAGCAATCTCTGGTCTTTTACAAGATTTGTGGGATCGTGGAATTAATGAAGAGGTATTAGTTGTTGTTACTGGAGAATTTGGAAGAACTAAGATCAATGCAACAGCAGGTCGTGACCATTGGCCTTCTATTACTCCGTTAATGATGGCTGGAGGCAAATACCAATCAGGAAGAACTATTGGCGAAGCCGATAGATCATATGTACCTAAGAGTGATAAGTTTGGACCGTTAGATTTACAGGCTACAATTTTTGACCACATGTTAATTGATGGAAGGCAGCAGCGATTTGATATGGCTGGTCGTCCAAGATATTTACTTGATGGCGAAGCTAAAATCATTTTATCGTAGGAGATTTTATGTTTAATGCTCATATTGGAAGACGTAGTTTATTTAAGGCTGGATTACTTAGTTTTATGGCTCCAAAGTTATTTGGGGATATTAAAAACTTTGAAAGCGTAGAAGGTCCAGCTAAGAGCGTAATCTTTATTTACCTTCCCGGAGGTATGGCTGCACAGGAGAGTTTTGACCCTAAGCCACTAGCACCTGTTGAATATAGAGGCCAAATGGCAAGTATTCAAACTAATGTTGCTGGAACTTTTCTTAATGAGAAGTTAGTTAAGACCGCTGGCGTTGCCGATAAGCTAACAATCATACGTAGTATGACTCATGGAGAGGCCGCACACGAGCGAGGAACGCATAATGTCTTTACTGGTTATAGACCAAGCCCAGCACTAAACTATCCGTCTATAGGGGCTGTGGTGACTCATGAGTTTGGTTCTAGAAATAACCTTCCGGCTTATATCTGCATTCCTAATCTGCCTAATGAATTTGCTGGAACTGGATATCTTAGCAGTTCTTATGGACCATTTAGCTTAGGCTCTGATCCAGCAAGAGATGACTTTAAGGTTAGAGACTTGGCAAGCGAAATTGGTCAGGCAAGATTTGCAAGACGACGTAGCACGTTAGATCTTGTAAATAAAAGTTTCATAGAAAAAGCTAAAGATGCAGATAATGTCAAGGCTATGAATACATTTTATGATAAAGCCTATGATCTTATCTCTAGCACAGAAGCACAGGAAGCCTTTAAATTAGAAAAAGAATCTCCTGAAGTCAGAGAGAGATATGGTAAGAACACTGCTGGAGCACGCATGTTGCTATCACGCAGACTCGTAGAAGCTGGAGCAAGATTTGTCACGATGACTTATGGCGGATGGGATATGCACGATAATATCGCCAATGGAATTAATAGTCAAATGCCAGCGTTCGATCAGGGTTTTGCTGCCCTAATTTCTGATCTATCAGAAAGAGGATTGCTTGACTCTACTTTAGTTTGTGTTGTTTCTGAATTTGGTAGAACACCTAAGATTAACAATACATCAGGAAGAGACCATTGGCCGCGAGTATTTAGCTCTGTATTAGCTGGTGGCGGAATCAAGGGTGGAATTACTTATGGAACATCTGATGCTACAGGATCTGAACCAGATCAAAATCCTGTAGAAATTCCTCATTGGGCAGGCACTATCTATCATCAAATGGGAATTAATCCAGACAAGGAATTAATGGCTCCGGGTGATAGACCAATTGAGATTGTTGACTTTGCTGAAGTTATTAAAGACATTATTGCTTAGGAGTTTTTAATGCTATACGAACGGTTACATCTAGCACTGCTAGAAGCGAGGGCTGCACAAAAAGTTACTGATTACTGGACTAAATTACTACCTAGTCCTCCGTCTGATACGAGCGAACAAACTAAACGTGAGCTAAGTCAAGTTAAGAAGATGGCGAACAATAGATCTCCAGAAGAATTAGAGTTAGTTAAAAGGATTGATGATGATCCTGCGGCAACTCTACGAGATGTTGTTAAGAAGCACGGACTGGAATATCCAAAAGCTGAATTTGATAAGGCATATAAGGTATTACAGCCTATTCTTTTAAAGCTAAAACGTCATTTTAAAAGGCCAAGACCATATGCTCTTGATAAATCAATCAAGTATGTACCATCAAAAACACATAAGTATATGGCTTATCCATCAGGACATGTAGCCTTTGCAGCATTGGCGGAAAAGATTCTATCAATGAAGTATCCGTCACATTCTGCTGAATTTAAATCTGCATTAAAAGATGTTGGCAGGGCGAGGATGCTAATGGGAGTTCATTATCCAAGTGATAACACGGCAGGTGAAAAATTAGTAGATAAACTTTGGCCCACTCTAAAAAAGGAACTCACATGAGAGCAGAAGACATAGATTATATTGTAGCATCAAAATCAGATGCAACATCAAATGATGACGTTAAGCAAGTAATTTTTGAAGACGCCTTTATGGCAGCAAGAGAATGTTATGGCAGATTAACATCTTATCACTGCCAGACTATGACGTACAATGAACTCTACTTTAGGTTCAATCGTTATATTAAGACTAAGGCAAATTTCACTAATCGTCCCGCCGGATTTATTCCTTCAGTTATCTGGTGGTGGATCGCTAAGGCTATTATCAACTGGATTATTAGCAGGATTATTGATCATATCATGAAACATGACCGAGAGTAGCTAAAAAACTGGATGAAGAATGAACTTTCTTCAATGGAATAAATACCGTCTGCACATCTAATTTGTCGCAGACGGTTTTTTCTTGGATATTGTAATTGTCTGGCGGTCTATCTCCGCTATTAAAGAACATAAACTTATAATTCTTGTTGTATTCAAAAATTGTTTCTTCTACTATTTTAGCAATAGTATTCGAAACGGAGCGATCCTTGTCAATCGACACATATACTGCATCAATAGATTTTATATTTTTCATAATATCATATCTATGATTCTCGTCCATAAATTTATTAGAGCCTTTTATCTGCACTTGAAGATCATTATTTACAATACAATTTAAAAAATCACACTGTTTTTTGGCGGCATTAATATATTCTAAATGACCACGATGTAGCGGATTAAAATATCCAGAAACTATACCAATTCTGTACATTAAACTTCTACTCCAGATATTCCCAAGTCTCTTTCTATTGGATAAGCATATGCTGTTATTGTGCCGTCAGGCTTTTTATCATTCACAAGAACTCTCGGACCAACAGGAAGTCCCATGACTAGCTGATCATAAAATATACCGGCTTCGCTTAACTGACGCTCTAGCGAGCTTCTAACACCTTCAGGTCTAGCGGTAGTAAGTACGATATAATAGTCTTTAGCACGCCATTCTAAAAATTTTTCATGCACTCCATAAATAACTTCTAGTTGCTCAGTTATCATTCTGCATAAATTTTTCTTATGAATGACAAGAGTTCCATCAATATCTAAAAAAATAGTTTTTCTTCTAATTCTTTCTTGTGTTTCTGTATTACTCATTTATAATTTTAGATCCTTCAAAGTCAATGTTAAAATCCACGTAATTTTGTTTATATTTTCTCCTAAACTCTTTCTTATTCACTTTATCAGATAATATGCCAAATATGAAACCTGCACCGCCAGATCCTAATAATTTTCCGCCAATCATACCATCTTCCGATAACTGTGAATAAAAATTGTTTATGCGGTCATTACTTATTAAGTTAGATATCTGTTTTTTATAGTTCCAAGATTTGTCGAGGAGCGATGCAATATTTTCAATGTTAGCCTCTTGAAATTGTTCATAAGCCAAATGTGATAATTCTTTAATCTTGTGCTTATGCTCTTGGGAAGAATTAATATTGTAAGATTTAGCAATTTTAAAAGAATGCCTTGTGCTGCCCGTATAAATTAGGATTGATCTTTCTAAGAAATTTTTCAAAAAATGCTCACAGATAGGCAATGGCTTGACATGAAAAAAGCCATTTTTTTCAATAGATATTGAGTTAATACCTCCATATGCAGACCAAATTTGATCCTGAATACCTCCAGTCTCCATCAGTATATTCCGTTCAACATTTATTGCTTGTTGGGATAGTTCTTTTTTAGTGACATATTTATTACTCAGTCTATGCAAGCAGTTTAATAAGCCAACAACAAATGCAGACGAAGATCCAGTTCCAGTTTGAGCCGGAAGATCCGCATTATGAGATAGCTCTATGCCATATCTGATAGATAAAAAGTCTAGACAGCCCCTAACTCCGTCATGGTTGATTTTTGAATTATTATTTACAATTTCAGTTTTTGAATATGATAATTTACTTTTGTAATCAAATATGGATGGAGTTTTTCTTACAGAAAGGTAGCAGTATTTATTAATAGCGAATCCGATTAATAAGGATTCGTGCTTAGAGAAATACGATTCATAATCGGTAGATCCTCCAAATAAAGATATTCTAAAAGGCGTTCTACTGATAATCATAATCAATAATTTCTACAACGAAGTTCGTCAGACTTTGACATTAATCTATAAAAGTTGACCATTTGATTAACGCCAAACCTCAAACTAACTGATGGTTTCCATCCTAAAGAGTACAGCTTTTGGCTACTAACTAAATAATCTCTTTTATCTGGATCGGTACGATTATCTTGAGTTACAAAATCTGAGCCAACAATTGAACATATTTCCTTAACTAAATTTTCTTTAGTTGTATTTAAAGAATCATTTCCTAAATTAAAAACTCCATGTATGTCTTCACTCTTTTTATATGTTATTTTATCAATAATAAAGTTAAAAGCTGAAACTATGTCATCTACATGAATATAGTTTCTCCTGAAGTGACCATCAAACAAGAATATTCTTCCAGTTTCTAATGCTGTTTTAGTTAAATTATTAACAAGAAGATCCGTTCTGGGGCGATAAGACCATCCAAATACTGTAGCTAAACGAAAACAGGTAGACTTTTCATAAGTCATCAATAAATTTTCAGAATCTTGTTTTGTTTTTGCGTAAAGTGATAAGGGATTAGATGGAGTTTCTTCTGTACAAATTTCTTCGCCGGTTGAGCCATAACCAGAGTTTGTATTTGGATAAATTATATGTTGATCTTTAAGATACGGCAATAGTTTAGAAAACCATTCAAAGTTGATTTTATATGTTAGCTCTGGATATTTGTCACATAGCGGAGCACCAACCAGTGCGGCAAGTGGAATAATAATATCTGCATTTTTTATAGCATCTTTTAAATTTTCAGACCAACTGGTAACGTCTTCAACAAAAAATTTTGATACACCAATAGAATTGCACGCCACTTTACTAACAAGCGTCCCCTGATCATAAAAAAGATTATCAAAACCTATAACATTGTGACCGCGTTTTACTAAAAAATCGAATAATTTACTTCCAATATATCCAGCGGCACCAGTAATAACTATTTTCATATTAGTTCTCTATTATTGCATGTAAAAAAATTAGATATAAGAATAGATAATTTTAAATATTTCACATTCTGCTTTTTTCACAGACTCAAGCCATTGATTGACAGAATTGGAGCCAATATAATCTGTAATATATTTATGACAAACAAAATTAACACCAAAATTATGACAGACATGAGCAATAGCAAAACTCTCCATATCTACGAGATCGGGTTTATCTAAATATAGATTTTCATTATCAACAAAAGAATCAGATGAACCAATAGTTAAACCATCTTTATTAAAGACATATCTTTCATTATTAAATGAATCATCTCCATCTAGATTTACAAAAGTACCGCACTTATGCATTCCAGAATAAGCCTCATTAAAACTTCCAGCGGTTCCTACATTAACAATCAAATCAAGATTATTACCCCATTGAGTGCATAGTTTAGTAGCCCACATAGCGGCGTTCGTTTTGCCAATTCCTGTAAAAATAACACTGTCTTCGACTATAGACGGACAATTTGGTAGCTCAAGTTCACTCGCTATTAAAAAAAATTTCATTCAAAAAATTCCTTCATAACTCTACAAATTCTTTGAATGTTTTCTTCATTCATATATCTATGAGTACCAATATGCAGTCCATTGTTCCCACACCACACAGCATTATTATATCCCTGTGGTTCGGATAAAACGTCTTTTAATGATGCATGACTGCCACAAAAACCAAAATTTCTTTTCCAGTGAATGTTATTAGAGGTCATCAGTTTTTCTAGTTCTCTACATGATTTTTTAGAATCTGGCTTTACTGTAATGCTAAAACCATGAGGCATAACTTCCATATAATCAGGCTGACTACTAAACCAAGCTAAATCTGCATATTGTTCAGAAAACTTTACAAGTTCAGTCCATATCGCTTTTCTTTCGGAAATATTTTGTTGAAATTCCTCAATAGCACCAAGAGCTAAAGATGCACAAAGGTCAGTTGTTTTAAAATTACTCCCAAATCTTATATGGTCAAAATACGCTGAATTAGGATGTCTGCCGTGAGATCTAATACTAATGAGCAGATCACGAAGATTTTCATCATCTGTATAAATACAAGAACCTTCACCGGCCTGAACAAGATGAGCCTGAAAAAATGAAGAACAACCTCCTATAGCATACTTATGGCTAAACTCTCCATTTATTTTACTACCATAGTTCTCACATGCGTCTTCAAACAATACTAAGTCATATTTTTTAGCAATAGTTCTAATCGCATCCATCTCAGATGGCCTACCCATAGTGCCTACAGCATAGATCGCAACGACATCATCATCAACAGCATCCTCAATTAATTCCTCATTTATATTTAAAGTTTCCGGCTTGATGTCCACCCATTTAGGAATCAATCCACCAGACACAATACCTGTAGTATTGGCTATAAAGGCTAAAGCTGGACATATTACTTTGCTTTTATTCCTAATAACAGGACGATTACATATTTCGGGCAATGCCATAGTCATTGCAGCTATTGACGAAGTGCCGCTACTTGTTGCTACTGCGTATTTTGTTCCCATCAATTCAGCAAATTTTTCTTCAAGTAGTTTAGTTTTTGGACCCATCGAGGCCCAATTAGTATCTAAACAATCTTGAACATGCTTTTTTGCCGAATTGTTAATTCTCAATTCACCGAATTCTATTCTTTTCATTTTTAATAAACCTTATAATTTTTTCTTTTGATGGAGGAAGATTGTCTAAGTGCTTTGCAAATCCTGAAGATCTTTCTTCCAGACCCATAGTTGATACCTTAGCTGATGATTCTAGCATTAGTTTTTGAGCAAGTGTTGAAGCTATTCCATCTGGAAAATCATCATCGAGAACAAGTCCGCGACCAGCAATATCAAGTGCTCTCGCCCAATTCTTATTTACATCAAATGGCTTTAAAACTTTTTGATGATAAACAGCAACCTTAATACCTTCTTTGAATAATTCCCTAGAAGCTTCCATTGCTGCAAATCGGCAAATAGAAATAGGAAACAATACAAAGTCAGGTTCATAAAAGTCTACATCTTCAAGTTCCTCTGTATTATTATATGCCCCTCGATGTTCAGAAACATAAAAAACATCGTCATCTTTCATGAAATCCTGATAACATTGCTCGTATTCTCCGGGAGTCATTGGCGAGTAGATTTTAACACCGGGCATTCTATGATAAAGAGAATGATGGGAGCTACCAGCTACTGGACCAATTGCCCCCTCCATAGCAATACTCCTCACAAAAATTGGGCACGGAATATTCCACATGTCCTTACTTTTACAGGCATAGTTTAATATACTAACGCAATTATACCAGTTAAAACCTTGATATCTTATGATATACATAGGTCTTCTTCCTGATAGACCAGCACCTGTAACAATTGCACCTCCTGCTACATCAGCCATAGAAAGTTCAACCATACCATCTTCTTCATACATTTCAGGTAGGGTTCCACCAACCCACCCAACGGCGGTTAGACACTGACCAAAAGCCAAACCTCCACCGTCTAGATGATTAGCTACGGTATTTTTTATAGTGTCTCTAAGCGTGATTGCCATAGTTTTTCAAACCTTTCAATGTCTTCCGATAAATCTTCATGCTTTAATAAATCTCTTGTTTCACCATCTGTTCCAGCACCTGCGTGCCAAAACATTCTGACGGTATTGATATTAAGTAATTTTGGAGCAGAAAAGTCCCATCCACCGAGGCAATTAAGTATGTCTGTAGGATTGTCAGTTATATTATAAGATTCAACGTTCATTGCTTGAGAGACATTACAAATATCCCAAGATCTTCTGATTTTCTTTTCTGTTAAAATGGAAAGGTTGTTGTCCTCAACCACAAACAGAATTGGAAGATTTTTTGTTGCTGCCCACCCGTATGCGGCTAGAGCATAGTCTTCCTCGCCTGCGGCATCCCCTACGAATACAACTGTGGGTTCGTTGGTGGCATAACAATACCCAACTCCAATAGGAACATTGCTTCCCATCAACCCATCGTGACCAAACATCTTAATTTCTGGACTATGTATAGATGCGGAACCTCCCATACCTTTCGCACATCCAGTTTCCAAACCAAGAAGTTCATCAATAAGCTGTGTAGGATCTCCACCAAATGACAAATAAGTAGAATGACCTCTATGTTGACCAAAGATAGCGGGTGTAATTCCTCGATCTTGAAAATATGTACTAATAGTCGCCGGGATCATTTCTTGACCAGCGGATAAGTAGACAGGGATTTTAATATTGCCAGCTTGTATTTGACTAAATGTGACAACCTCAAATGCTCTACACATTTTCGCCTTGTTCATGATTTCATTTAGCATGTTATAGCCAACCCCTCTATTTTCTCAGAGATTTCGAATTTTTCAAGCAACCGCTTCATGTTATCATAGCTAATAATATCTCCGGGTCCAGCGACACTATTACCTTCATAAGAGATAGATCCATTTGTTATCATGAAGTTATCAAAGTCCAGTTTTTTATTTAGTTCCGCAAACCAGACATAAGACACGCCTACAAAATCACCTTTCATATCCAGAGGTGTTACATCCACACCTTCCTCTCCCATTTTAATAGATCCCGCCCTGCCATAAGAATCCTCTAGTCTCACAATATCTTCTTTGTCTACTGGAGTTTCTATTTCAAGAAGTTGTAGTAAGTGAGGGGTCATTGACTTTGTCTGATGAAACACACCATGACGAATCATGATTTTTTCACCATGAAACAACTTGTGATCACTACCAAGAAAAGAAACCTTGGCAGCACCGTCTAAAACAACAAGACCAGTCTTCTTATTCGGATGGCTATGCAGAGATGTGTTTTGATAAGAATTAATAAACAAGTGCCATATAGCGACATCGTCATTCTTATACAAAAGATACTCATAACCCCAAGGTTTTTTTACAGATTCAACCATTGAATTTTTCCATTGCTACTCGCATCCATTCACCCATATCATCATAGTGGGCACATGACACAAGATTACCGTCTTCAACAACACCCCTTGAATACTCAGCACCAGCATTACGAATGTCTGGCTCAATTGAGTAATATCCTGAGCATTTTCTATCACGAAGAACATCTGCTGTTATTAAAAGCTGACCTCCATTACAAATACACATCGTAGGTTTGTCAAGCTCAAACCACCTCTTAACGAAATTTACAGCATTAGGCTCAAGACGTAACTTCTCAAGTGCTTTGACACCTCCGGGAATACAAAGCAAATCATAAGATTCTACATCAGAAACAAGCAAATCACTTGTAGTATAGTCTGAAACTACATGAGCACCCAAAATACCGAATATTCTTTCCTTTGTCCCATTAGCACAAACTTCTACATGATACCCATGCTCCTGTAAAGCATAAAATGGATATATGACTTCATGATCTTGAAATTTTTCAAACGTTAAAATTAATGCTTTTTTAGTTGTGTTACTCATTGCAGGATCTTTCTTTGTAATTTAATACTGGTCATTCTATGGATATTTTTACAGGCTTCTTCACCGTATTTATTTCTCATTCTATTCAGCACACCCGGATTCGTAAAATATGCGTCAAAGAAATAATCTCGAAACGCTAATACTTCTGCCGAGGTGAGAAATTCAGTACTATCTGGTATATGATTATAGCTTAGAAATCCAAACTCGCTATACTTTTCTGGCAAATATCTACCCTCTTTCTTAGCATTGAGATAAAGAGGACTTCCGGGTAATGCGGTAGAACAATACACGTTCATATTAGCTAAATCAAGTTCAAACGCAAGATTCATAGTTTGTTGCATAGTTTCATAATTATCTGTTGGCAGTCCAACAATGAAATTACCTCCCACACCAATATCATGTTTTACAATTTCATCAACAACTTCTCTAATGTTGACCTCTTTGAATCTACCCTTATCAATTTCTTGTCGAACGGTTTGATTGGCAGATTCAATTCCTAAAGCTAAATGACGAACGCCTGCTTTTCTAAGGGTCTCAAGATATTTAGGTTTTGCTGTGTCTACTCTACTATATGCCCAAATATTAAAATCTAATCCACGATCAATGATTAATTCACATAAAGTCATGAAATGCTTGGGACGATAGACAAACATTTCGTCGGCAATCTTAAGATGCTTAACACCCTTATCCGCTAGATACTCCAGTTGCTTTATCGTAAATTCTGGAGACCAGTATCTGAATACATTGAAGGAATCAGAAGCTAAATTAAAGTCATTAGAAGTTCGATTGATTGAGTTAATCATACAAAACGAACATTTAGCAAAACACCCCAAACTTGTATAAATACTTGCAAAGGGAGATGTATTACCTTTAAAGTTAGTATGCCAAGTGCTAGTTCTATAGTTGTCCAGACATGGCATTAAGTCATAAGCTACGCCGGGAAGGTCTTGCTCTAATAGATCTTGAGGAACAATTCTTTCTGGTGGATTGAGTTTTATTTCTCCATTATCTCTATAGGCTATTCCATTAACCCCGCTGATGTCTTTCAGATCTGTTTTTAAAAGATTCTTAAGAGCATAAACACCTTCGTTAGTAAATGCAATGTCTATTTCTGGGTGCTTCTCAAGAGTCTCTAGAGGTAGAGAATTTACGTGCGGTCCTACAAAAGCAATCTTTCTGTGGGCAATAATATTTGAGGCATAGGTTGCACCTTCCATAGCAGCAGTGGATGCGTTGGGGTTTTGCCCCGTCACCACAAACAATACAAGATCAGGATCAATTTGATCCACATCATCAATGAATTTAGACTCAGAAGGTCTTGTTATCTCCATGTCATATATCAGAACATTATGTTCTTTTCTAACAGCATTGGCTAAAAGTCCCGCCCAAATATTTGGTTCTCTAGCAGCAAAGTCAGTTTTAAGATCTTGATACAACCCGGCTGAGCTGGGACATACAATCAATAAATTCATGAGAATATACCTTCTTCTTTTTGCGACAAAAAGTCTCGTGCCGTAGCATCTCTATGAGACAAAATCACATAGTTAGTATCACACCATTCAGCATCTATAGTTGGATCATCGTATTTTACAGTCCATTGATCTTTTGGAGAAGTATAATACTCACTCCATTTATAGCTCATTATACATTGATCTGATAGACATTGATGAGCATTTAACTGTCCGGGTTCAACAAGAATAGAATCAACTTCTTTATTATTGGCATCCAGTAAATACCGGGTGGTTTTTTCTGTTTCTATATCAAAAGTCACAAACTGCATTATTCCGTAAATACAGGTAACTAATTTATAGGTTTTATCATCTCCATGAAATCCACGAATTGTTCCGTATCTAGATTGAGATATTTTATCTTGAACAAACTGAATATCATAATCGTAATCTGCAAATGTGGTGTAAAGAGAACCTCTATTGTCTATGTGTTTGATTTCTGTTATTATTTTTGTTGACATTGTAAACTCCAAGCTTGTTATTAGAGCTAAGATATATTATTAATAAATTCATTTATCTTCATTATATCACGATTCAAACATCTATTATCATATCTATTATAATGGCCTACTTGGCTACAAGACATTCCATAGTCAAATATAGATATTGGAACATCTTCATACTCAGCTAGGTTGGAGTTGAATATGATTTTTGAAAAAGCTATATCAGCACCCGGACCAGATACTTCCGAAGGCATATAAAAACCTAAAGCATTAAAAAGAATTCTACTTATTAAAGGGTAACAAGCAAACCTATGTTTTAAATGATCTTCCCAGTCAGCTTTAGCATTTCCAATAGCCCAATTTTCACTACATATTCCATAAAATAACTTGTGTTTATGTTTGAGTAAAAGACTTTGATAATCACCAGCATCTACAACTTCTACATCATCATTTAATGATAGTATAAAATCTCCATTACATTCTTTTGCTATCGGATTTATGTATCCTGAATGTCTATTCTTTTGTCTTGAGAATTCAAAGATATTTGCATTATGAGATAGTGCTATTTTTTTAGTATTATCATCATCTGAATCATATCCTACGCAAATTTCAACATCTGTCAAATATTCCTTTATAGAAGTGAGGCATCTATCAAAGCTATCATGCCTATCTCTACTAACAATTATTACAGATAACATATTATATCTCTTTTTTAATCGTGAAGTTGGTGCTATATAGACTCATAATTTATATCATTGTAATCTAACTCTGTTTTATTTGAGTAAAAATATTTCTTTATATTATCAATCAATTCCTGCTTGTATTTTGGCTTACCTTTATCGTAAGCGTCTTGATTATGCACCATTATATTTCCACATTCTTCATAACCCAAACCGCAAGAAATACAATTTGCATCTGTTATAAAATCCAAGGCATTTCTATTATATAGTAAATTATTCCAAGGGTTTCTGTAAACAGGTGAGAAATGAGGTTGGCTAGATGAAGGTCCATCAACCGCTTTATTATGGTGTGCCATTACATCCTTGACAATTACCCATTCTTTTTCGACACATGCATTTAAAAATGAAAATGTACTTTCTGTACAATACGCAGCAAAAACATCTGGTATTATCAAGCCAAAGGTATCAAGTATATCACGACTAAAAATTTGTGAATGTAAATTTATTCCTTTACCTAAAGGAATCTTAAAATCTTGATTTACAATCTGAGCCGTACTAGAGTTTTGTTTAAAGCCAAGAGGTTCAAACCCAGTATCTATATCTACTTGTAGAGAAACCATTGAGTTTGTAGACATACGTTCTTGCATCTGACTCAAAGATGTTTTATCTGTAAGTTCCACCCCGGAGTCTAAAAAGAAAAATCCATCATATTTGTTGTCTAAATCTTTTATTAATACCGTCTTATTAAAAGTTACATTTACAATGTATCTTTCTGGATAATGTATTATTCCTAGTGATTCTCCAAATCTACTTTTTAATGTTTCAAGACATGGTCGTGAATTCATACATGAAGATACTACTATGTCCGTTTCATAATCTTGATTAAATATACTTTCTATACATCTGGAATACCATTCTGTACGATCTTGATTTATACCACAGGTGTTATATACGGTTAATATTTTATTCACTTTGTTTTCTCCAAACAGGAAAAGTAAATACCTTCATGATATCCATCCCCTGCGGGCATGGTGTATTCACACAAGATGTTTAATTTTAAGTCTACTATAGATGATTGTACAGCATCAATAACTTCTGGTGACTTTTCTTTATCATAATCATCGACTATGTATATAAACTGGTCTTCCATGTTATGTATATACTTTGTTAGAGCATTGTATTGATCCTGCCAACCGTGAGGTCCATCAAAGGTGTATACATTAAATTTTTCATCACCAAGTAAGTTTTCTACCCAGCAGTCACTGTCGATAATTTTTACATCATTGGTTTCAATAATCGGTCCTATCCTAGACCAAAATGCTAATTTAGATTCACCATTATGCCAGTTTTGTGACCAATCATCTATACCCACTGCACGAATATTGTTTTGAAATAAAGCTGATGAAAAAATCCCGCCACGATATAAACCTATCTCAAGATACTTTATACCTTTGTTTGAACATATATTATTTACTATATTTCTAATATAATGTCCAGTCAAATCATCGTTATTCTTCCTTCCTCCATCTATTAGTTTAGATGATGACTGATCGACAATCGCATTATCTAGTATTTTTTTCATATCTTTTAAACCAGTCTAAAAACATTTGAGTCGGATCATAAAAGTAATTTCTTACATATGTATTAAAAAATTCTCTAGCATTATTCGAGTATTCTTTTATTTCATCATTAGTCATATTCATTATAGAGTCAAAAAAGATTTCATGGTTTTGTTTAAAATCATACTGAAAATAAAACTTTTTAGGAAACTCATAACCAAAACAGACGTTGTCGGACACAACTATTGGTATCCTGCCATGAAAACAAGATTCTAAAAATCTAACTGAGTCAACACCTGAACCGCGAGGACATAATGAAAATGTTCCAGATAATATAGTTTCGTTAAATATTCTGTGATGTGTTTTATCATTTGATGATCCTAACCATCTGTTATTTAATGTAATATTTGTATGATTTGGAAATCTTTTTTCTAATACACTTTTTAAAGATAGTCTTATATTGAATGGATCGTTCAATCCTATGAAAGAGAATTTTTTGTTATAATTTACATCGTTAGTAGTTTTTTTCTTTAACAAATTCATGAGATTTTTAGAAAAGGTTGGTCTTATAAACATCCTATCTAAATGAGGTTTGTAAGCATCTTTTAGACCATTGATCGTAAAAATACTTTTTTTAATATCTTCAGGAGCTAAGTCTTTATTAAGCCAATCTCCTTCTATATCACAAACATGTTTATTTGGATATTTTTGCAAAAATTTATACTGATTAAATTTTGGAATTTGCCCTTCAGAAAATTGACCCATATAAAATATGTCTGCATTGTCTGGACAGGTTGTTACATCAAAATGCTTTTTTATCCCTATATTGCTTAATGGTACAGTGTTTTCATACACTGGGTCTTGATCATGAGCATGTGGCTTAGCATCGTCATATATAAATATCTTATATTTTTTCATTCATAAAGTCCTTGAGTTTTTGAATGTCATCTAACTGCATTTGATGTGACTGCCTGAATATATTAGCGTTATTGGTAGATAATCTTCTAGCATGACCCTCTTTTGCCGTTACATCAAAATCACTTTTACCAAATGTCCAATGCATATGTTCGATTAGAATATTGGGAAGATAGATACATCTTTCTACACCCTTAGCTACATTCATTACATAATTATCGGAATAATCAACATTAAATATAGGTGGTGAAATATATCCTAGAGTATTAAACCAGTTCTTATGAAAGAAGCCGTGAGTTCCTAGATTTTCACCATGATGTCCATCATTAGGATAAACAAATCCTATTTTGTCGTCTAGCTTGTTAAACTCCTCAATAACTGCTGTATCCCAACCATTCGTTCTAAAAATAACATCGTCAGCACAACCCATCAATATGTCATGAGTACATCCATTGCAACATATATTATGTAAATTGCTATATATTTCAGGTTTATCCGGATTTGATATAATAACTAATGCTTCGGGCAGGTTAGATTCAAGAAACTTATGAGTTGCCTCATCATCATGATCGACGTATATAACCAACTCCAAACAATCTGGATTGTCTGCGGTATCCAAGGCGGACTGCCACATTCGACTTAGACCGGCTGTTCTGTTTCTAGTTGGACAAAGTATTGAAATCATTTTCTATAATTCCCCAAAAGTCATCGGCAGCATCAATACATTTTTCTCTGAATAGAGGGTCTGATTGATACATCTTTAATGAACCAATTCTATCGGAACCTCCAATTATTTTAGTGCCGCACATTAGTGCCTCACCAACAGCCCGACAAAAAGGCTCATTGCAAATTGGGTTATAATACAAAGAATCTATCCCATTATAGAACTCCAGCATATCATTATGGCTTAACTTTCCAAGGAATTCAATGTTTTTACGTTGGTTTATCTGGTTAAGATAGTCTTCGCTACCCCAACCCGCGACAACAAAATTCTTGTCCTTATTATCATCAGCGTACTTGATAAAATTATCAGTTCCCTTTAGGGGGTGCATAAATCCAACATATCCAATTTTGTCTTTTCTTTCTTTACCCAAATCTTTAAATGACGCATCAATCGGGTCGGGAACTATCTTGACGTTTGGAAATATATCTCCGTACATATCTACAAAAAATTGATGATGAAACTCTGTCAAGAAAAAGGATATCTTACATGATCCCCAAAAATGTTTCCTAAAGTCATTTGGCCAGTACAAATTTGAGTCATGTTCAAGTCTAACATGATTGTCTAAATTTGGGATATTTTGAACTAATTGTGGATATCTAGATGAAATTGCCTCAAGATTAGAAGAAATTACAACGTCATAATCTTGTTGTAGAACAGAGGCGTGTGAATCATAGTGAAAACAATTCACATAATGACCTCTTGAAGCACCTTTGTCAATAATTATCTGATTACTTCTTTGTGCCCCACCGGATGTGTGATGGACTCCAAAATCTGATATTAATAAGACTTTCACCGTTGCACCCTGTAGCTATCACTATCCCGATGGAAAGTACTAGCTTCAAGCAATGTACACCCATTAACAGTTGAAAATCTATGAACAAATCCGGGCTTAATGTGTAACGCTTCTCCTTCGTTCATGTCAAATCTTACTTCATTACCTTTTTGTGTTAGGTAAGTCACACTACAATCTCCATGTAAAAGAAAGAGATGTTCTTCCTTGATAACATGAAAGTGAAGACTTAATTTTTCTCCGGGATTAATATAGAGAACTTTACCACAGTAATCCTTTTCTTCGTTGTTGGCAAACCAAACTTCTTTACCCCAACGCTTTTCTACTTCGTATGCTCTTTGTGAAATCTTCATACTTTTTCCTTTTTACCTGAACTTCTTATCTATAAGCATGTAAAGTAGTAAACTCTACAATTGAAACTTAAAACTAAATATGTAAAAATAATAAAGCTCAGAAAGAAATAAAAATTTCTTCTGAAAAATAAACTTGTGGGGGTTACACAGATCATTACGCGACTGCTCGCAACCATTGGATATCTGTGCAGTTGGAGGTTCTTTAGCTGATATTATTTCGCCTACGCCTCACAAGCTGATGATTTTTGTTTGTCAACAGGACTGTAAGCTGGAAATCAACAACCAGCCAGTAGATTATAGCCAAGCAACATTGAAAAAGACGATACTTTTCTGAACTTCAGGGAAAATCAAGAAAAATCGGTGAGCTTTCGGTCGGAACTCGGTATAATACTGTAAACTGTTTGTTAGGATTTTTTTCAAGGAGACTTACTATGGCAAGCAAGACAGTTATGACCCAGACAGTATTCTTAGAAACTCTGACTCGTGTTTCATCTGCGTATTCTTGGGAATATGTTGAAAACAAAATTGTCGGAGTTGCTAGACGAGGCCAACACAAAGGCAAGACCTTTAATCCAGTTACTGCCGTAGCAGGCAGTCTTGGCAGCGGCTATTTTGAGAATACAAAGCGTGGCACAGAACGTGCAGCTAGAGCTATTGGCATTACGCCTCAACTAGCAATGGCTGTGTATTCTGGATCTAATCGAGGTCACGCTCAGATTGTTCGTGGCAAGATGCTAGAAACAATCTTTTGATGAATGGTGAGTTTTTCCAGTTTCTCACAGTAAAAAACTGGATCTTTTCTATTACTTAGACTATAATGAGGTGTGTTATGTCACTAAACAATGAAATCAAACTTGTAGGTAACTTAGTGCGTGATCCAGATATCTATGAATCTGAAAATGGAAAACACGCTAAGATCAGAATGGCAGCTAATACAAAACGCGGAGACAAAGAAGATACGTTGTTTATTGACGTAAAACTATTTGGCTTTGCATACAGAGATTTTGAATACTTCTCCCCAGAGAAGGGCGACAAGATCGCAGTTGTTGGTCGATTATCAGTAGATGAATTTACTGATAAGAATGGAAATGAACGTCGAGAGGCCGTTGTGTATGCTAACAACTTATTCAAGATAGCAAAGAGGGCTTCTCAAGAAAGTAGCTTTTGATGTCAGGTGAAAAACGAAGGATTACAATACATCTAAGAAATAATCAGGATATAACCGTCTTCCTTAAAAAAGACGCTTCAACATTGCTAGTAGATCAAATCTACGATGTTTTTTCTGGTGAACTTAGTGATAATTGTATAGAGGTTATTAGTGATACTGATATTGGACGGGAAGTAATACTTCTAAGAGCAGATGAAGTAATATACGTTAAGACCCAAGAGGAAGATGATGAGTAAGGAAAAAAGAAGAGTACAGAAGGAGCAGGCTCGTAAGACAAGAGTTAAGCGAAAACTTCTCAAAAAGAGAACACTCCTGCGAGAAGAAAGAAAACTTGAAAAAGAGTTGGAACAGCTTAAAAAAGCTAGTGAACCAAAACTAGCACCATTCAGAAAAGACCAATTGAATGAAACTGAATCTTAATGCTCCTATTAATACTACTTCTTATGGATACGTATCATCATACATTCTAAAGGAACTTCTTAATCTTAATTATGATTTAAGATACATTCCAATATTAGATCATCACCAACCAAATCCTGACGATCTATTACGTCCTCATATACAGGATGTATTAGGTCGTTGGGATTTTTTTTACGACGCTCCATGTTTAAAAATATGGCATCAATTTGATCTTAGATCATTTTATGGTAAAGGTCTTAGAGTGGCAATGCCGATATTTGAATTGGAGGAATTTAATCATAGAGAACTGCATTCCCTAAACAACCCAGATGAGTTGTTTGTCTGCTCTGATTGGGCTAAGAACGTAATTCATGACAATGTTCCAAAAAAAGTTGGACATACTCATGTTGTTCGTTTAGGATATGATGATAATATTTTTAAGCCTTGTCCATTGCCAGATAATGGAAAAACAATATTTGGAAACTTTGGCAAGTTTGAAGCACGTAAGGGACACGATATACTTCCCGAAGTATTCAATAAGGCATTTGAAAAAGATGATGATGTTCTTCTTGTAATGATGGCAAGTAATCCATTCTTGAAACCAGAAGAGACTCAGGCATGGATAAATAGCTTTAAGAACACAAAACTAGGTGATAAGATCATATTCGTGCCTCGTCAGCAAACTCAGGCCATGGTGTATAGTATCATGTCACAGATACATTGCGGTATATTTCCATCAAGAGCAGAGGGGTGGAATTTAGAGGCTTTAGAATTGCTGGCATGTGGCAGACACGTTATTATTTCACATGCTACTGGACATACGGAATTTTGTAATACAGAAAACTGCCGACTTATACATATGGATTCTGGATATGAACCTGCCAATGATGGTAAATGGTTTCATGGTGAATTTCAATGGAGAAAGATAGGCGGTAGTGAAGTAGACCAAATGGTTGAACATATGCGTAATATTCATCAAAAAAGGAAAGATGGATCTTTACGAGAAAATATAGCAGGAATTAAATCTGCACAAAAATTTACATGGAGGGAAACTGCAAATACAATACACAATAACCTTTTAAAATTGAGTGGAGTTTAAAATGAAGGCATTCGCAAAAATATTACATATTACTGGAGTAGTTATGGTTGCATTTCTTAGTCCAGTATTTTTCACCAAGATAGTAGAAATACCATCATTAGAGACTTGGCAATCTGGACTAGCTGTAGTTCTATGCGGTGCTGGACTTGCCACTATAGGCAAAATGCTATCAAATGGATAACTTTTCTGTAAATATTTTGACTAGAATCATATGTCTAGATGAAGAAAGTAAAAACGGTTTTAGCATCTTATTAGATGACAGCGGTGAAATACCAAATTTTAATCTAGTAAAAGATGGAGATTTAGATAATCAAATCATGATGTTTGTGTCAAAATTTATTTATGAAAATTACCTGCATTTTATACTATCTACAAAAACTGTATCTTCTATAATTAACGACGGTGATAATCTGAATATCTCTTACAATTTAATATCAAATAACAAAATTGCAAAATCTGGAAAATTTGTTAAATTTGATAAAAATAGTATTGAACTGTATAGACTCGCAAATAGTGTGAGGTAATTTTATGTCAAATTATGTAAAGCTAGAATACAAAGACGGTTCCCCAACTTTGGGGTTAGTATATGATGACTCCGCTGCGTTCAGAGAATTAATGATAACATTATTTTCTCCAACCTCACATTCTGCATTCTATGATATAATAATCAACATGTTAATAACAAAAGATGCAGATCCTGAAGATATTGCATGGCTGGAAAACTTTTATAAAATTACTGGAAGATTTAACGAAGATAAATTATTAATAAAAAAAGCAAGAACGCTAATGAGGCCAAGTTCCTTTCGCTGACGGAGCCTATTATGACAGAGAAAAAAATAGCTTGGGAAAAATTTACCCCAAATCATGAAGATATAATTAATCAAGAAGATGAATCAGATGAAATGTCTTATCTTGATATGGAAAATGAAGAAGAGGAAGATGGCAGAGAGTTAAATCTAGGGCATTTTTTACTCTCTAGAAAAGTGAGAACTCCATTTGGTATTTACGAAATTGATGACCCTTTTTCACCATATAATATGTTTGAATGCTGGATAGGTCATACTAATTTCAAAATTACAGATGAAGACTTTGAAAAGCTGGATCTAAAAATAGATGGCATTGGATGTCTTTCACTGATTTCTCCATACAGATTTTTTATAGGTATAGAAAAATTATTTACATTTCCTGTGGCTAGAATGCAGATTCAAAAAGAACTATGCAATAATTTGAAAACACCAGAACATCTAGATGATAACTCTGTAGACTCATTAATCAACACAGCATTTAGTAAAATTAACGAGTCGTTATTTTCAATACAAGATTCTGAGAAATGGGCGGTATTTATTGGAAATGATGGGACGATAGAAACAATCAAGAGTAGTGAGTTTCCATCAGAGTTAGAATATATCGAAACTTTAACGAAATTGAAAAAGAATAAAAACGGTAACATTATTACTTACGACAGTTTGTAATGGCGTATACAACTAAGGATCAGGAACTTTTATTTTCAGGATAATTAGGAAGCTGGTTATAAAGCTATAGAAAGGTATAACAATGGCTTTACTACCAAATACAATTATTTATGGTACGACGGGAAGCGATTCATCTCCTACTGAGAAAAGAGATGGAGGTACTGTAGTTGGTATCACATCTGCTAGTGACACTACTAATGGTCCTGTTACTCAGACATTTCCATTAACATCAATCACAATTAAACCCGGAAGATCAGTTCCAAAAGAACTATCCGGTGCCGCTCATGCGTCAAGTGCAACAAAAGCAGATACTGGTGGAACATTTGCTTATGACCAGTCTCAATTTATGATTAGAACTGTTGCAACAAAGATTAATAATCAATCAAACACAGTTCTTCAGGTCAATGGCACTCCAGAAAATCGCCCTCATACTCTTGTTAGCAATAAGTCGAAGGGTGCAAAGACATCAACTGCTCATAGAAGTGGTTACTGGCGTGCGACTGGTATTACTGGTCAAAGAACAAATTGGAGCAGTGCTCCTGCAACTAATAATATTAGCTATGTCTTGCCAACTAACAATGCTTCTAATGCTGTTGATCAAGGTCAATTTGTTACATATAGAAGTATTCCGGGTGAACTTGCTTATATGTATGGTGCTATTGATGCTGTATTGAAAGATTATCCAGCTAAGTGATTGATTCTTGACACTTTCTTTTAAACCCCTCTCCCGTAAGGGAGGGGGGTATTTGGAGATTGAATATGAACGCATTACCTTGGACTACAGATCTAGGAATTGTAGGACTGACTGTTTCTTCGCTGGTTAGCTTACTCTTTTATGTGATCATATCTAGTAACAAAAGAGAAGATCGTAGAAATGCACAGTTTCAAAAAACTATAAATGATATTAATGAACTCCATCGAGATGAACGTTCAGAATGGAGAGAAGACGCATCTGCTAGACAGGATAAAACTAATCAGGCATTGTCCGAATTAACAAAAGCAATCAATGAAGTTTTAGTGACTAGGTAAAAATTATGAGTCTATCAATAACAGCAACTCCAGTAAACAAAATTTCATATACTCTTGCGTCAACTAATGGTAATCAGACCGTCTCATTATCAGACAGTAAAAACATGAGTGTTGTTTATACGTATGGGTCTGGTGATAAGCAAGTCACCAACGCTGTAACTATAACAGGCGTTTTAACGTCTGGAGAGTCTACGCAAATTGATCTATACTCAATTAATCAAACTTCTTTTGATGCAACAACCAGCGTAGTTTTCACTGGCGTAAAAAATTTCACAGTATATAATGAGTCTACCACAGAGGGATACGACTTTGCAGTTCAGGCCACTGGAACAAATGCATGTACAAATTTATTCAATGGAGGAAGTGGCAACCTTTTAGTAAAACCCTACTCGGCATTTACATACAATGATCCATTCACTGGAGTTAGTGTAGGCTCCAGTCAGAGATATGTTCAATTAGCTGATCAGGGATCTGGTGTTACTTACAGATTAATTGTTATTGGTTTAGATTAGGAGTTTTAACATGAATTCAAAAGCGTTTACATTAAACGTAGCCGACCTAGTTGCACTCAGTAAGAATGCAGGACTTGTTGGCGTTGCAGCAGGACTAACTTATGTTGTACAGAATATTGGTACTGTAGACCTTGGAGCCGCCGGTCCACTTGTGGTTCCAATCATAGTAGTAGGTCTTGATACTGTAATTAAGTGGTTAAAAGACAACACAAAATGAGGTACAAAATATGGAATCACTAATAGGATTAGGAATGTTATTATTTTGTGCTTGGAATGGTTTTCAGGCATCAACTGTAGATGGATTTGATTTTACTATACGATGGTATGCTCAAACAATCATTAGCGGTCTTGGAGGACTTTATATTATGATTCCAAATATTAAGAGTATTCTGTCTAGTCTTGGCAGTGATAGTCCATCACTGCCAGACTATTCCGACAAATACCAGAAGGATTTTGAATGTCTTTCTTATCTAAGAGATAGATGTGTCGAAAATGGAAGTAAAGAGGGATTAGATTTAGTCATTCAACTAAACACGATTTTATTTAAAAAGACTTTACCATAAAAGGAAAAACGATGGGAAAATATCAGTCATTTGCAAATGTCCTTCTAGGATTATTACTATTATATTTCATGTCATCCTTTGCTCTTTCAGGTAAGCTAACTCCCGAATCAGCACCTCAACAAATTGTAGTTACTGAAACTCAAGAGTTGAAAAAAGTTACAGAAGAGTTTAATAAAATCGAATCAAGAGACGATAGAGTGCTTATCTATAAACTGTTTGCTGGTGCGGCAGAGTATCTCAGTAACTGCCAGACAATGACTGAAACAGCACAGTTTGATCCACTTCTAGGAAAAGTGCAAACTTCCTATGGATGGGATCGCGAAAGATACTCAGCGTTTACAGATGCGGTTTCTAACTATCTTGTTAGCGTAGATTATGACACTCCTAAGAAATTGGAAACTATAGATCAACGTAAGGATTTCGCAAAAATCTTTCAAGGTTTAGCAGAGGCAACTAAATATGAGTGACCTATCCCATTTAGGAGGATGGATAAATGATCCAAAAGGTGTAGATCTAGCAATGCAAGGCTTACCTTTTCCAGTATTTTCTATGCAGCATCAAGCAATAAAAGATACTGGTGCTGGAAAGAAGATGTTACTATATGACATCATTAGAAGGGTTGCCGGAACGTTTCCTGTGCGTACACAGAAAATTGGAGACTGTGTAGCTTTTGGTGCTGCTGGTGCTGTCGATGCTATTAAATGTGTAGACATCTACCTTAAAAAAGAACCAGAACTATGGGTAGCAGAAACTGCCACAGAAGATATTTATTGGGGTAGCAGAAACGTTATCGGTAAAGGTCGATTAGGTAACGATGATGGATCTCTCGGCGTATGGGCGGCAAAATATATTAATGAATATGGCTCAATTCCAAGAGGCAAGTATGCCGATATTGACCTAACCACGTATAGTGGCAGTAAAGCAAAGACTTGGGGCAACGCTGGATATAAATTATCTCAAGCGTTTGTAGATATTGTAAAAGAACATCCAGTCGTTACTATTTCTCAAGTCAATTCATATGAAGAAGTGAGAGATCTAATTGTTAATGGATATTCTGTAACCATTGCTAGTAATCAAGGATTTTCTTCAACGCGAGATAGTGAAGGGTTTGCAAGACCATCAGGTAGATGGGCACATCAAATGTGGATCTGTGCTGTTGATGATGAATATAAACGTCCCGGAGTTTGCGTTCAAAATAGCTGGGGTAAATGGAATGGAGGTCCAAAACGTCACGACCAACCGGATGGATCTTTTTGGGTCGATGCTGACGAGATTGAACGTCGCGTGCTAAAAACTGGCGATTGCTGGGCATTTAGCGGGTATACTGGCTTTAAGCCACAGAAACTTAATACGAGGATCATCTGATGAAAAAGAGCACGATTCTATTACTATTACTACTTGCTGTATTTTTTATTCCAATTCCAAGTAATGAAAAAACATTTGCTATTGATACTTCAAGAAGTGAGGGATATGTAGCATTTATTGTAAATGGAGACCAAGAGCCTATTGACAATGAAACAGATACTGCTACAACATGTGAATGCAATGGTGAAAAAGTGATCGTTCATGGAGATGGTCACAAAACACCATGTCAATGTATCAATTCTGGTGACGGGGTATGTCGTTGCGAAGCTACCGGCAAATCATGGGAGCCAGATAAATCTACTTATCCAGAGGAGGTTAAAAAAAAAGTGGAACAACAACCAGATGCTACAGACCAAGCCTTAGCGATAGAATTAAAAAAAACAATCCTATACTTTACCGCCTCTTGGTGCGGCCCCTGTCAAAGATTTAAAGCGACGGAATTACCAAAGCTACAAAAGGCCGGTCTATCAGTTGGCGAAGCTAGAAATGGAGTACAGGACGATATGGAAATTGTCGATGTAGACAAGCATCCCGATCTCTGGAAGGCCCACAAAAAGAATTCTGCTGGTATTCCATGTTTTATTGTTCTAGACTCGCAAAGAAAAGAAACATTCCGTACTAGCGGATACGTTTCTGGAATGCATCAAACCCTGCTAAGAGCCTTCAATGCAGCCAACTGAATATTTTGAAATTGTTCAACAAATCTTTTCACAAGATGGGTTGACAATCGGGCCTTTAAGGATACAATGTTCTGGAGCCTTATCGGTACAAATTGAAAGCGTGCAGTCCGGAATCAAAATTATTTTTTCTGGTCACAAGCCAAAAGTAACACTGCAAAAAATTATAACATTTTCAGTGTCTGTAAATGGCATCCATTTTTCTCAAAATGGCGGCGTTTTAGAACTAGATCATTTTCCGGACCTACCTTTCTCGTATAATCAAATATTAAAATAAATACAATTGACATATATGCCAGCAGCAATAAAAAACTGCTGGTATTTTTTTCCACTTTGAAGGACGTTGAATATGCAAGTAGTTAAAAGAAATGGTGAATCTGAGGATTATAACGTTGAAAAAATTCACCAAGTGTTAGAATGGGCAACTGAGGGAATTAACGGTGTATCGTTTTCTGACATTGAAATGAATGCGGGTCTCTCAATTTATGATGGAATTACTACACAGGAAATTCATCAAACTCTGATCAAATCAGCAAATGATTTAATATCAGAACAATCTCCAAACTATCAGTATGTCGCATCAAGACTACTTAATATGAACCTGAGAAAAGAAGTTTGGGGTTCTAACAATCCTCCCAACTTTCTGCATTTTATTCAGGTAAGAGTCGATAACGCTATTTATGATCCAGATATCTTAGATAAATGGTCAGAAGATGATGTAAATAAGATCTCTTCCTACATCAATCATAAACGCGATGATCTGTATACTTATTCTGGCCTACAGCAGATGGTGGATAAGTACCTTGTTAAGAATCGTGCAACTGGTGAGATTCATGAGACGCCACAATTTGCATATATGCTGATTGCCATGTGCCTATTTGACAACTTAAAAGATGTTAAAGAAGCATATGATGCTTACTCTACTTTTAAGGTAAACTTGCCAACTCCTATTATGGCAGGAGTACGCACTACGATTCGCCAGTTCGCTTCCTGCGTGCTTGTAGATGTTGGTGATGATCTTGATAGCATCTTTGCCTCCGTCCACGCAGTTGGACGCTATACCGCACGTAGGGCTGGTATTGGCCTTAACTTTGGTCGTCTACGTCCAATCAACTCACCAATTCGTGGTGGAGAAGTGATTCACACGGGCCTAATCCCTTATCTGAAAACTTTTGAGTCTACCGTTAAGTCTACTTCGCAAAATGGTATTCGCGGAGGAAGTGCTACAGTTCATATTCCGTTCTGGCATTATGAAATTGAAGACATTCTTGTTCTCAAGAATAATGCTGGCACTGACGATAATCGGGTTAGAAAGCTGGACTATTCTGTTCAGTTTAATAAACTTTTCTATGAACGACTAATTAATGGTGAAGATATTACGCTGTTTAGTCCAAACGAAGCTAGGGGTCTATACGACGCTTTTGCGGATAATGAAAAGTTTGAAGAACTTTATGCAAAATATGAGCGGTCACGCAGTATTACCTTCAAAAAGAAAATTCCTGCAAAAAAGTTAGCAGAGATTTATGCTCGCGAACGTCTGGAAACAGGACGTATCTATAGCATGAATATTGATAATGCGAATACACATGGCTCATGGGATGTTCCTGTGTATATGTCTAATCTATGTCAGGAAATCATCCATCCTACTAAGCCGGTTAGCGATATTGAAGACTCAGAGGCTGAGATTGGTATTTGTATGCTATCTGCCATTAATCTTTTAGAGGTAAATACTGATGAAGATATTCAAACAGCCTGTGCAGTAGCGATTAGATCTCTTGATTCGGTCATTGACTATCAAGACTATCCAGTTGCTGCTGGTGAAAACTTCACTAAAAATAGAAGATCTTTAGGAATTGGAATTACAAATCTTGCCGGATTTTTGGCTAAGCACAAAGTATTCTACCATGATAATGCGGCACTTCATCTTGTTCATGAGATAATGGAGAAAATCCAGTGGCATTTACTAAACGAATCTTGTAAACTTGCCGAAGAAAAGGGTACATGTCCAAAGTTTGGTGAAACAAAATATGCTCAAGGATTTCTTCCAATTGATTGGTATAAAAAAACTGTTGACAAACTTGTAAACCCTACTTACAATATGGATTGGGAGTATTTACGTGACCAGATCAAGAAACATGGTCTTAGGCATTCTACTGTCTCTGCTGTTATGCCTTGTGAATCTAGCAGTGTTATCCAGAACAGTACAAACGGAATTGAGCCAGTAAGAAGTCTATTATCATATAAAAAAGCAAAGAATGGTGTTTTAAAACAGGTTGTTCCAAACTACGCACATCGTAAGAACTATTACAGTCGTGCTTGGTCTATGCCAGATAATCAAGGCATGATTAATATTGCCGCAGTTATTCAGAAATTTGTTGACATGAGTATTAGTCTTAACCTATACTATAATTATGCGAATTACCCAGAAGGTAATATTCCTTTAAGCGTGTTGATCAAAGATCAAGTTTATTCTTATAAGATGGGAATTAAAAACCTGTATTATTGCAATACACCTGATGGAGATGGTGAAACAGAAAAAGAAACAAATTGTGAATCAGGAGCGTGTGCGATATGAAAACGATTTTAAACAAGAAGAATGTCGATTACAGTAACCAGCCTTTGTTTCTTGGCGAAGATCTAGCTCTACAGAGATACGATAAATTTAAATATCCTGTATTCTTTGATCTCTTTAAAAAGCAGATGGAGTTCTTTTGGAGACCAGAAGAAATTGAATTAAAGAAAGATCGCAACGATTTCAAGGATGATAATATCATGTCCGAGAATGAGCGGTTTATCTTTACAAGCAATCTTAAATATCAGACTATGATGGATAGTGTTATTTGTCGAGGGGTTCCTACACTTCTTGAATATGTATCAAGTCCAGAACTTGAAGCATGTATGAAGACTTGGGAATTCTTTGAGCAAATCCATAGTTATAGCTATACTTACATTATTAAGAATGTTTATAACGATCCGTCTGAAGTTCTTGATAGCTGTCTAACTGATAAGGAAATCCTTAAAAGAGCAGACGTTGCTATTAAAGAATATGACGCATTGAGCAATCTCACAAAGAAAGGATCTACTAAAGATCTAAAGAAACAGATTTATCTTACACTTGTTAGTATCAATATTCTTGAAGCTGTAAGATTTTATGTTAGCTTTATCTGTGCATTTGCATTTGCTGAAAATAAGAAGATGATTGGCAATGCTGATATTGTTAAATTGATTAAAAGAGACGAGGCATTGCATCTTTACAATACTCAAGAGATCCTAAAAATTCTACATAGCGTGGAAGATGAAGGGTTTATTAAAACTGCTAAGGAATGTGAAGAATTGGCCTGCGGGATGTTTGACTCTGCCGCACGAGAAGAAAAAGAATGGGCCTCTTATCTATTTAAAGATGGATCTATTATTGGGCTTAACGAAACCGTTATGCATCAGTATATCGACTGGCTATGTCAATCTCGACGCAAGGTAATTGGGCTACCATATGAGACTGGATTAAAGAATCCTATTTCTGGATGGACAGAGCCTTGGCTTAACAGTGAGGCTGTTCAGGTCGCACCACAAGAGCATGAGATTACATCCTACAAGATTGGTGCAAGTAAGAATGATTTAGACGATATGGATTTTGGAGATTTGGGACTATGACAGACGAGTATATTCATGTAACAGGATATGTTGATGATTCACCTATTGAGTTTTCAAAAACAGAAGGACTTAAAATGAGACAAGCCAGCGAGAAAGAATTGTTGTATAATACAGTATGCGATTTGGTAGACGATATTGTTCAATGGCATTATGATAGAAACTTAATTGATGGAAGTTCTGATAAAGATCAAACACTAAAGCTGCTACAAGAACTTGGCGAACTTTCTGATAGTGTATGTAAGGGTAAAGATGTCCGTGATGATTTAGGTGATATGATGGTTGTTATGCTAAATATTATGGAGCGTAACAAAATTACTCTCGCACAATGTTTAGAAACAGCATATAATGATATAAAGGACCGTAAGGGTAGGATGGTAGATGGTGTTTTTGTTAAAGAACAAGATTTATGAGGTTAAACTATGCCAATTCCACAAAGAAAACCTGATGAAGACAGAACTGATTTTTTGTCCAGATGTATGTCTAATCCAAAAATGAACGAAGAATATCCAGACGCTTCACAAAGGTATGCCGTTTGTCAACAGTCATCTAAGGCGTCTACTGCTGATCAAGTAAAAGATAACTATTACGATCAAACATTTGGTTCAACAGAAATCATCACTGATGAATCAAAGATGTATATTCCAGCGGAAGACGAATATTTAGACTTTGGAGAAGAGTCTGAAGATTATTCGATTGCTGTACAGTATGGCAAACCTCCAAAGAATGATCCAAGAAAAACTCCAGCACCTAAAAAAGATCGAAAGAAGGGTTCCAAAAAGAATAAGCCAGATAGTGCTAAAGATGATAAGGGTAAAATTACACTAAGCAAAGAAACAATATCTAAACTACAGAGCAAAGTTTCTGAACATAATGCCAAAGTTTCTGAAAAAGGAAAGGGCAGCAAAGCAACCCTTGGTCAGCTTAAAGCTGTGTATCGTCGTGGTGCCGGTGCTTTCTCCACAAGTCATCACCCAAATATGTCAAGGGATGGATGGGCTATGGCAAGAGTTAATGCCTTTCTTTATTTAATGAGAAATGGTAGACCAAGTAATCCTAATTACAAACAAGACAATGATCTTTTGCCAAAGTCGCATCCAAAAAGCACCAAGGCTGAATATGAAGAAGGGTCAATGCAAGTTGCACAAATTATGAAAATGCACATGCAGCTTATGGAATTAGTAGAAATGCTAGAAACTAAGCCTGTGGCATTTGAAGAATGGACTAAGGATAAGATCTCTAAAGCTGAGCATTTTATTGAGGCTATTTTTGATTCAGTTATGTATGCTTCTTTGGATGAAGATAACGATAATGATGAAGAAGAAGACGATGTTGAATCATTAATGGCGGAAAAAAAGAAGAAGAATGTTAAACTCAATAAGCCCTTTAGAACTCCAAAGGGTCCAAAGAAGTTTAGCGTTTATGTTAAAAATGATAAGGGTAATATCGTAAAGGTGAATTTTGGCGATCCAAACATGGATATTAAACGCGATGATCCTCAGAGGCGTAAGAATTTCCGTGCCCGTCATCAATGCGATACTAATCCCGGTCCTAAATGGAAGGCAAGATATTGGAGTTGTAGATTCTGGGAAGCTAAGAAAAGTGTTACAGATTTAACATAAGAAGCTAATACATGAGAAAAAAAAGAACAAGAAGACCAGTCAATAAACCAGATTTTAGACCAGTAAATAAAAGGAAAGATAAACAGTCAAGAACGGCGGTTAAATCCGTTACTGCTAAAACAGACAATCATCATAATTATATTATGTCGATTATTAATAATCCAATCACAATTTGTGTTGGACCTGCTGGTTCTGGGAAATCTTATATTAGTGCTGGGATGTTTGCCAATTTTTTGCATGAAGGAAGTTACGACAAAATTATTGCAACTCGTCCATTAGTATGCTCCGGAAAAGAATTAGGATCACTTCCCGGAGAGATGAATGAAAAGATTGCACCTTACCTAAAGCCTATTGAGGAAAATATTAAGAATTTTCTTGGTCAGGCTAACTATGGCCTCCACTATAATGACGGCAAGATTCGTTATGAACCGCTTGAAGTCATGAGAGGTGCAACCTTTGATTATTGTTGCATGATTTTGGACGAAGCACAAAACTGCACCTTGGATCAATTAAAAATGTTTATCACTCGCATGGGCAAGAATTCCAAGGTTATTATCAATGGGGATATCAATCAAACCGATTTAAGATCTCGTAGCGGGCTTGAAACTTTAATAAGAAAAGTTGGAAATATTGAAGGGGTTGGAGTTTGTTATCTAACCTATGATGACATTCAAAGAAATGGAATTATTGGGGAAATCCTGAGAGCATTGGAGGAATAATGCCAACATATGACTATTTATGCTCAAATTGTGAAACCGAGCTAAAAGATGTATACCAAAGCATAACCGAAAAGGCTATAATATATTGTATCAGTTGCGGAAATGATACGCTTGAAAGAGTGATTCATCCCCCAATGGTATTTGTTCGTCAAGAGGCAACTACGATTGGTCAGCTATCTGAGCGTAACGCTAAAAGGCTTGGACAGTCAGAAGTTCAAGAGCGAACACTGCAAGATAAAGATTCTAAAAAATCTGCACTAAAAGAAGCAAAGAAAGAAATAAACTCTCAAATCAATAAAATGAATTCGGAGCAAAAACGTCGTTTCATAGAGGGCGGATAATGGAAGAATACAAAAGTGTAATTATGATAGTTCCATACATTGGAACCGTCACTAATGGAAATACCTTGCTACAGCCTTTGGGTAAAGAAGAAGTAGATTTTATCGGCTATGATTTATGTCGTAAATTTCAAATTGAAGAAAAACATGAGTCATACATTGATTGCATAAAATCTCTTAAAGAACGATTAGAACTTATTTTAAAAACCGATTTATTAATGGAGGATATAAATGCCGACCAAAAAAACCAAAAGAAGAACGAATAGACAACCTAAAGCACAAGAAAATGTCGAAGCCAAAGCAACTACTGACGAACTTTCTAAAGTTCAAAAATTTTACATTGAAAGCAAATGCTCCAGTATGACTTTATCTGATGTTTCTTCTGATTTAGGACTTGACAAATCTGTAGTTTCATCGTACTATGATGAATGCAAAAACAAAGCTACTAATGATTTCACAGTTGATAAACTTATGAATATCAATTCTAAGCGTGGATACGCAGTAATGAGTAAAGAGGCTTCGGAGAAAGGTGATGCATCAAAAAAACGAGCAGCAAAAAAAGACACAAATCACATCCACAAAATCCGAGCAGATAAGTAAGCAGCGAGTTGCTCAATGCACGGAAAAGACTCCTTATAAATCTATGCATAAGGCTGGCTATGTAACGCCCGGAAATTACATTGCGGAGTTGATATTCCAGAAAAGAAATGAGTATTTCAATTCTGGCAAAAACGCAGAGAGTTTCTGGCTGCAAGGAAATAAGTTGCATGGTGCTTATAAGGGCGAAGTTATTGCGGCAAACAAACTACTGAAAGACTATCACGCCGACTCAGTAATAAAAGCAATAAAATCACCACAGGCTAAGTTTATATTGAAGTTATCCAAAAAAGAAAATAGGGATAAGCTAATTCCTATAATCGAAAAGTTTGAGAAAGAGCGTAAAGAAACAGAGATAGTAATTTCTGAAAATAATAAGACTGAAGTATCGAAACCGTTTGGGTATGGCAGAAATATATTGAAAGGCTTGTAATAAATGGCAGACGATAAGAAAAAAAAGAAAGTGGATTTGAGCAACGACAAGGCTATTCAAAGAGCCTTCGGTAAAGTCGTATCTAAAGGATCAGAGCTAATTCAAAGCATGGCAGATCTAAAGTGCATCACCGTAAGTCCAAAACTTGATCTAGCTCTTAATGGAGGAATTAGAGAGGCGTCTTGGAATATTATTTCTGGAGATCCCAAAACTGGAAAGAGCACAACATGTTTGCAGATTTGTAAAAATGCTCAAGATGATAATCGTCCAGTAATCTATGTTGATGGCGAAAGTCGATTAAAGGCTTATAATCTCTCTGGTACAGAAGGTTTAGATTTAAACAAAATACAAATTGTTCATAGTCCAGAAGATGGAGAGTCTCTATCCGCTGAAGACTTCTTAAATATTGCTGAAGAACTAATAAAGCGTCCTGAAAATAAAGGTGCTGTATGCGTGATTGACTCATGTTCTTCTTTAGTGCCAAGGTCAGAACTTGAAGAGAGTGCATCTGGTTCACTTCGTGCAACCCTTCCAAAACTATTGTCGCATTGGGTAAAAAAGACTTCGCAAACAGTAGTAAAAAACAAAATTATCGTATTGATTATTACGCATTATATTACAAACACATCTGGATACGGTAAAGTCAAAATTCCAGACTGCGGTGTAATGATTCAGTATCAGGCTGATACTAGAATTGATATTGCAAAGATAGAACCATGGGAAGAAAATGGTAAAAAGATTGGACAGCTTGTTCATTGGAAAGTAGCATGTTCTTCTATGGGTGCATCTGGAACAGAATGTGTTAGCCATATTAGATATGGCAAAGGTATTGACAAAGAAAAAGAAATGATAGATCTAGCAGAATCATTTGGCATCATAGACAAGGCCGGGGCTTGGTATTCAATTCCATTCTTGGAGGGCAGCGAAGAATTTAAAGAGCCTCCTAAGTTTCAAGGACAGGCAAAGATTTATGAATTCCTTGTAGAGCGACAGGATATTTTTGATCAAGTAAAGGCACAGGTTAATGGTATGCTAAAGGATGTTTAGAGTTACTGGATTAGATGGAAAAGAACATAAGTTTAATTATGCTAAAAATAAGTCTAGGAACTTCAGATCCAAAAAATCATCATACCATAAACAAGCTAGAGAGTTAATTAAAGAGAATTGGCCTACCTACTCTTTATATGAAGAAGTCACTCTGCCCGGATCTAAACGTCTTGGCAGAGGCTCTTTATTATATGCCGACTTTTTCTTGCCTGAATTAATGCTTGTGATCGAAGTTCATGGTCAGCAGCACTATGAATATTCTCCGTTTTTTCACAAAAATAAAATGGATTTTGTGCTTGCAAAACAGAGAGATTCCGATAAAATAGAGTGGTGTCGGTTGAACGAAATCAAAATTGTCACATTGCCATACAATGAGAGGTCAGAATGGAAGAACTTGATTCAACAGTCTCTGGAATAGATGGACTGGACAAATTTACAGAATGGATTGATAACTTTTGTGCGGCTAATAATATTGTAGAGTACAAAGATAGTGATGAATATTCGCACATATTACATCTTCCGCCAGAAGAAATAATCAGTTTAACATCTGATGAATGTTTTACAAATGCAATTACCCTGATGAATTATGGCGGTCTTCTTCAAAAGAAGCTAGATTTAATAAGTAGTCAGTATACTTGGTGTGTTGAAGCATTGAACTATTTGTTTGCTAAACAATGGTCAAACTATGACAAATTTCTACCAGCAGAAATAAAAAAGCAATCTATAATTTCTGAGAATACTTACGCACAATCTATTGAAAAGTCGCGTTTAAGACTGTATGCTGGTATTCAGATGTTGTCAGAAACCTGTCGTGATATAAAGAAGAGGGTTTCACTTTTTCAAGATTTAGGAAAAGCTAGGAGTTTTAAATGACGTTAACAGATTTAGTTGATAAAGTGCGGGAATTGCTCTATGATGGCATCATTGACAGTAATTGGGAATGTATATCAGAAGCATATCAAATGATTTCCGGAGAAAAAGTAGATATTCCAGAGCCAGAACCTGTGGATGAATTATCCGCCAGTCTTAAAAATATGATGGAAAGACTTGAAAAGTTAGAGAAGCAAGATCCTCCCAAAAAGAACAGAAGGAACGGTAGATCTAAAACCAAAAAGTCAGAACCTAAAGTAGATGAAAATTTCTCAATAAAATCATCCAAGCCAAAACGGTCGGTAAAGTCTTCTGGTCAAAATAAGTTTGAGTCAATGGCTGGAGTTTTAGAAGAGGCTGAGCAGGAAAGAGGCTTCAACAGTATTGATGACTCTAACTCTCCTAGAGTAGAAAGAAAGCGTAGAGAATATCAAACTAAAAGTGTTACATGCTCACAATGCAATAAATCCTTTGATGTCAATCCAATGTTTGCTAGAGAAAATTACATTTGCGACAAATGTATTTCGCGGAGAATTTGATAGTGTCTAAAGAAACCGATTTGAAAAATGTAGCTTCTGAACGTGCTGTTCTTGCCGGACTTTTACAGCATGGTAAGGAATGCTTACTAGAAGTTGAACTCTTCGTAAATGAAGAGAGTTTCACAATCGAAAATAACAAAGTCCTATATAAGTGCATTAAGCATTCATTCGAAAGTGGAGATGTTGTTGGTTATACAGAGATCCTGTCATCAGCAAAGAGTCTAAACCTAGACGAATTTGTTGAAAAAAATGATATGCTAAAACATATCACTGGAGTTATGAATACTCCGGTTAATATTAATAATGTCGCAGAGCACGCCAAAAAACTAAAGAGGCTTGAATTTGCCAGAATCATGCAGGGTAAGCTCAGAGACATTTATTTAAACCTGAACAAAGTTACTGGAGATGAGGACATCGCCAGCATTTTGTCGATTGCAGAAAACCCTATTCAAGATGTATGTCTATCCTTCATGAAGGAAGATGATCTTTCTCCAAAATCTATTGGCGAAGGCATCCATGCATATCTAGAACATATCAAGAATAATGATGGCAAGTCTATTGGTATTCCAACTGGTATGAGTGCATTCGATAAGGCTATTGGAGGCGGCTTGCGTCGAAAATGCGTAGACCTGATTGCTGCTCGTCCCAAAACTGGAAAATCTGTACTTGCCGATAATATTGCCTTGCATATTGCTGGAGAGTATGATATACCAGTACTTATGCTTGATACAGAAATGAGCACAGAAGATCACTGGAATAGAATCATTGCAAATAAAAGCGGTGTTGAAATTAATGATGTTGCATCCGGTAAATTTGCTACAGATCCTGAAAAAGTAGACTCTGTGACAAAATCTGTAGAGACTATTGAATCTATACCTTATGACTATATTAGCATTGCTGGTAGACCATTTGATGAAACACTATCTATTATCAAAAGATGGCTATTAAAGAGAGTTGGCTATGATGAAACAGGAAGACTAAATGACTGCGTGATTATTTATGACTATCTAAAACTGATGACATCTTCTAGTATTAATAACAATCTTGCAGAATTCCAAGTTCTCGGTTTTCAGATCACTTCACTGCATAATTTTTGTGTAGAGAATGATTGCCCGTGTTTGTCATTTGTGCAGCTTAATAGAGATGGTATTACCAAGGAATCTACAGATGTAGTTTCCGGATCTGACCGTTTAGTTTGGCTCTGTACTTCATTCTCAATCTTCAAGGATAAGTCAGATGAAGAAAAAGTTACGGATGGAATAAACAATGGAAATAAAAAACTTATACCAATTGTTTCCAGACATGGACCCGGAATGGAAGACGAAGGTTATATATGCTTGCAAATGGACGGCAAGTTTGCAAAAGTAAGAGAAGTTGGCACTATTAGAGAGATTAAGAGTAATGCAAACAACAATCAACAAGGATTTGCAAATTCGCAAAATGCGAATTTTGAAGAGGAAGATGGTGAAGAAGATTTTTGATTTCTTTGCCTTTTTTGAAATTAATGAATATTACGAGTCACATAACCTACTGATAAGTTCTTGTCCAGTCCATGAAGGAGACAATGTTACTGCATTCAATATCAATATTGACGAAGATCATGAAGATCACTGCGGTAAATGGTTTTGTAATACTCAGGGATGTCACAATGAGAAGTCAACTAATGATATTATTTCTTTAGTCTGGATGCTCCTTGAGAATAAATTCAAAAAACCTTATAAGTTTCCAGAAGTTATTAAGTTCTGTCAAGATTTTTGCTCTGGCGTAAAAATAGACATTTCAATTACTTATAAGTCATCAGAAGCACTAGATAAATTACTGAAAAATACAAGAAAAGTTGAGAAACTACAAAATAAGATAACAAGATCTACGGTAAGGAAACACCTTACCTTTCCTGCACAATACTATATCAATAGAGGATTCTCTCAAGAAGCACTAGATCTTTTTGATGTAGGATTATGCACTAGGCCCGATAGTCAAATGTACAAGCGTATTGTATTTCCAGTGTACGATGAGAATGATGAGTACATGGTTGGATGCGTCGGTAGAACTATAGGTAATGACCCTAGAAAATGGATTAACCAAAAGGGATTCAATAAATCCAACTTTTTGTATAATTACGGAAAAGCAATTGAGCATATTAGTAGAAGTGCGACTATAATACTAGCAGAGGGACAAGGCGATGTTATCCGTCTTTGGGAATCTGGTATTAGAAATGCCGTTGGAATATTCGGTTCAAAGATTAGCGATGCTCAAGAATTTCTGATTCAAAAGACCGGCGTTTCAAATGTGATTATTATGTCTGACAATGATAAAGCGGGTGACGCTTGTAAAAGAGACATATATGAGCGATTGAAACTTTTATTTAATATTTATACTGTGGAAATTCCCAAAAACGACATTGGCGATATGACAGTCAATGAAGTCAATGAACTAATCAAGCCTCAAATTCAAGGAAAATTTTGATGACACAGATCATTGCATTATGCGGTAAAAAGCAATCAGGAAAGACTACTCTTTCCAACTATCTACATGGTCATGAGATGAAACGCCATGATATTGTTGAAAAGTTTCTAATTTCCCCGGAAGGGGAGCTTGTGGTAAACTGTACTTTTCATGATGAAAATGGAAAAGAGTTTGAAGAACTTGGAGTTCTTGATCTACAGCAGCATACGGATGAATTTTTCCAATATGCCTCTCGTAGAATTTGGCCTCTTATTCGCGGCTATAATTTCGCAGATTCATTAAAAGAAATCTGTGTTATGCTATTTAATATTCCACCAGAATGTGTCTATGGAACAGACGAACAAAAGAATCAGATTCAGGAGCATCTATTATGGGAAAATATGCCGGGAGATACTAGCGATATTGGTCCCAACGGTAAGATATGTCATCATAAGGGACCAATGACCGCTCGTGAGTTCATGCAATTCTTTGGCACAGACGTTATGCGTAAAATGTACCAGCCAATCTGGTTGGAAAATTGCTTTCGAAGAATTGAAGCTGATAAACCAGAGATTGCTGTTATTGGCGACTGTCGATTCTTAAATGAGATTGAGGCTGTGCAAAAGCGTGGTGGAAAAGTTATTAGACTAACTCGCTCACTCTATGAAAGCACTCATCAGAGTGAAATTGACGCAGACAATTATAATAAGTTTGACGCAATCATTGATAATTCAAATTTAGATATTAATCAATCATGCAAGGCATTCTTGGATGAACTAATTAACCTTGGTGTCACCAAAAAGATCAGAGAAATGGGCAAGTACACCGCATCAATAAAGTGATTTAATATGATTATATGTTACCATAGAAGCAGTTCATTAGGCACGTTTGAGATGTGCGAAATGAAATATTTCTTTCAGTACGTATTAGGCATGAAAGATAAAACGAATAAAAAGGCCGTACTAGGTACGGTCTTTCATCGTGTAATGCAGGTACTGGCTGACAAGAAAAAGGCTCAAGAAGAGAAGAAAAGAAAACTGAAGAATGATGACATTCAGGACTTAACGTTTGCTCAATGCGATGATATAGAATTCGTTACAGAGCTATGCTTTGAATACTACAAATATCATGAAGAAGATGTTGGCTTAGGACCAAAAGATCTACAGACATGTATTGGATGGGTATACAAAGCATTAGCTTACAATGATGGCTATATGGACCCGAGAAATCAAAATATCAATGCCACAGAGCAATTCTTTGATATTGAGATTAAGCAAGATTGGGCTAAGTACCGATATGAGATTAATGACAAAGTATTTGATGGATATCTTTCTATCAAGGGCACAATCGACGTAATTATCAAAGAGGATGATCTGTACTTCCAAGTCTTGGATTATAAAACCGGCAAGCGATTGAATTGGGCAACAGGTAAAGAAAAGACCTACGAAGATCTTTGCTCTGATAAACAATTGCTACTCTATTATTACGCATTAAAGAATCTCTTCCCAGAAAGAAATTTCTATGTATCCATTTATTATGTTAATAATGGCGGGGTTTTTGATATTGTCTTTAGCGAAGAGGATTACAAGAAAGCAGAAGACATGCTTCGGGAAAAGTTTGAATACATCCGATCAGTTGACCTGCCGAGACAACTCTCTATAGATCAGCAAAACTGGAAGTGTACAAAATTGTGTAAATTTTCAGAAGAGTTTCAAGATTCTGGAAAAACTACTTGCCAATACTTCCATGATTTGATAAGATCTAAGGGTATGAACACTGTTGTATGCGAACATGCTAATTTGAATAAACTTGGAAAATATGGTGCTGGTGGAGGTAGACTTGGAGAAGATAATGAAAGTAATTAGTAAAACTTGCTGTAAGTGTAAGGAATTGATATATGATTAGAAATCACAGCCATTATTCATTACTTATGTCTACATCTCGATCTAAGCAGATTGCCAAAGCCTGCAAAGATGCTGGATATAGATATGCTGGAATTACTGATGTAGCCACGATTAGCGGCTGCGTTAATTTCATACAAGCATGTAAAAAGGAAGATATCACCCCGCTCATTGGATCTGAGATTATCTTAGATGATAATTCAAGACTAACTCTTGTATGTAGAAATATTGAAGCATGGGATGATTTACTCGGAGTTATATCTCAGGCCAATTCTAAAGATAACCATGATGGCACTCCAAAAATTTCATTTGCCGATTTGACACAAAGCATTAATCCAGACAACTTTATCTGCATTGATGGCTATGTCGGTAGTAAGCTATTTAATAAACTATTTCCAAATATAGACTGCATCTTTGATGCTGCCGATATTGAAATGGTTAAGTCATGCATTGACAATAACTGGAAAGAAATACTCAATGATGAAATAGCGTTGATGCATCAAACATTTGCTCATTATTATCTAGAAGTCAACAATCTTGACTCAGATACTTTCCCGATCTCCAAGGTAATGTCTGACATTCTATCCGTCTATGACAATGTAATTCCGAATACATCAAGTTATTATCCCGAAAGAAAAGATGCTGTTGATCATCGCGTATTAATCTGTACTAAGCTGAAGACAACTATGCGTCAACTTGCCGATAAGATTAGCAATGCTAAAGATATCGACTTGCTTAAATTTATTAGGAGTAGCTCATACCATATCAAGACTAGAGAAGCTATTGAAGCAGCATACAGTTCAGAACAGGTAGATAATCTTGACAAGATTACTGAATTGTGTGCCGACATTAATATCCTATCCAAACCTAAGCTGCCAAACTTTGAAACTCCGGATGGAAGCACTGAAGATGAATATCTAAAGGAGCTATGTCGTAAGGGATGGAAACGTCTCATTATGACTGGAGTAGATCCATATAAATATGATATATATAAAGATCGTGTACTTAAAGAGCTAGAGGTTATCGAAAAGGCAAATCTTGCCGGATACTTCTTAATCGTTCAAGATTATGTTAACTATTTTAGAAATCAAGGATGCTTGGTTGGTCCCGGTCGAGGTTCTGGTGGTGGATCATTAGTATGCTATCTCACAGGAATTACTCTAATCGACCCAATTGAATATGGCTTGATTTTTGAACGATTCTATAATGAAGGTAGAAATACTGAAGATCATGTATCACTTCCCGATATCGACATTGACTTTCCGCCATCGTACCGTGATAAGGTTGTCGAATATCTAAAGAATAAATATGGCGATAGTCAAGTTTGCCAGATGCTTACATTTGGTAGACTTGCAGGAAGGTCTATTTTGAAGGAAGTGTTAAGAGTCAATGAGTCGTGCAGTTTTGACGAAATGAATAAGATTACGGAGAGGATTCCAAACGAAGCTGCCATTTCCGACCTGCTGGAAGAAATGGATAATCCATCAGTAATTCGCTGGGCTTTGGAAAATGACAGGAATTCTCTAATTGATTACTGCTGGCTTGACGATGACGATACTCTACAAGGCGAGTATGCTAAGGTGTTTGAGCAGGCAATGCGTATGGAAGGCGTCTTCAAAACTCAAGGCAAACATGCTGCTGGCGTTGTAATTGCATCTGATGACTTGACAAAAATCTGCCCTATGGTAAAATCATCTCGTAGTTCCGAGCAAATTGCGGGCATGGAAATGGGCGACTTAGAAGCTATTGGATGTGTTAAATTTGACATTTTAGGCGTTTCTCTTCTGGAGAAAATTTCAAATACTGTTGAGGAAATTAATTATGAATTATCGTGACTACATTGTTTATGACTTTGAAACTACATCAGCTAATCCGTACACAACACAACCCGTACAGATTGCCGCTGTTGTTGTTCATGGTCGTAAACTTGAAATCAAAGAAGGTTCCGAGTTTCAGTCTTTAATGAAGCCAGAGCTAAACATAAAAAAGTGTGAAACACTTGGTGTTGACCCGCTTGAAGATGGTGCCGTTGCAGTTCACGGAAAGACCGCAGAAATGCTAAAGAAGGCACCAACTATTAAAGCCGTCTGGAAAAACTTTACAGATTACGTCAATCAGTACAACTTCAAAGGAAGTAATTGGTCGGCACCAGTATCTGTAGGATATAATATCAAGGGTTTTGACTCTATCATCGTGAATCGCCTATGTACGACAGATCCGTGGAATTTTGGACCTGTAGATAACAAGCGTGGCGAGCAGGATTTGTTCAATCGAATTCATAGCATTGACATGCTTGACTTTATGTTTGCATTGTTTGAAAACAATAAAGATGTGAATTCACTTTCTGCCGATAATCTTGTCCGTGGATATATGGGTTACGATAAAGGGACGGCACATGATGCAATGTCCGACGTTATTATGACAGCGGAATTATTCTGTAGAACTATGAGAATGTTAAGAAGCACAGCGTCTCGTAAAACGTTTAAGGGTGCATTTGCATGATTGAACATAAAGAAAAAAAATAACAAGGTCAATAAAGATGCAGAAGATTGATATCACAAAATTGAATGAAAATGATCGTGCCGTTTGGGATATGATTGGCGAAGGCCGTGTCAAGGGATGCTTTCAAATTGAGAGTCATCTTGGCAAGACATGGTGCAGGGCACTGAAGCCTGATAATATTCTTGAATTAGCAGCACTGATTAGTATTATTAGACCCGGAACCTTAAAGGCTTTCGTCGATGGAAAGTCTATGACCCAGCATTATGTAGATAGAAAGCATGGTAAAGATAAAGTTCCAAGCCTGCATCCAGCTATTGATAAGCTACTTGAAGAAACTTACGGAGTTATTGTATATCAAGAACAGGCGATGGAAATCGCTGTTAAGATGGCTGGATTCAACTTGAAAGAGGCAGACGACTTACGCAAGGCTATTGGTAAAAAGAAGGCGGATCTGATGAAGCAGGTTCGCGTCAAGTTTATTGATGGATCTAAACAAAATAATATTGAAGAAAGCAAGGCTACTGAGATCTTTGACATGATCGAAAAGTCGGCTAGGTATTCATTCAATAAATCTCATGCAGTAGCATATGCTAAAATGGCCTATTGGTCAGCTTATATAAAAAATTACTATGTTGACAGGTTTATGAAAAACTGGCTACGAGATGCCGATGATAAGATTGATCCCGATATGGAAAAGCGTCAACTTATTATGGCAGCAAGAGCGGAAGGTCTTGAAATCAAAGGTCCAAGCATTTCAGTACTTGAGGAAAACTTCACTTTCGGAAAACGCGATGGTATGTTTCCAGCTATTCATTTCGGCATTTGCAACGTCAAGAATGTTGGTGCAATTCATCTCCAACAATTAAAGGATAGTATCTCAAATATTTCAAGCATAAACTGGTCCAACCTATTGGTTCATGTACTACCTAATGTAAATAAGAGAGCTATAGAAAACTTAATTAGCGTTGGTGCGTTTGCTGGTCTTGGCAAATCAAGAACGGAAATGATTCATGAGTTTCACTGCTTTTCTGACTTTACCAAGAAAGAAATGCAGTCAATACAAGAACATCTCAATATTAATAATTTAACAGCGGCAGAAATTGTAAAAAATCTACTATCCTATGGAGTTAAAAAGGATGGAGGATTTATATCTACACAGAGCCGATACATGAAGATTGAGGATATCTTGATGAGAATTCAAAATCCCGGCAGGAATCTTGCTGACAACTCCATGACATATGCTAGAATAGAAGAAAAGCTGCTTGGATATGCGATTAATCACTCGGAACTCAACGCCTGTTCAGATGCATGTCACGCAAATGCCACATGTAAACAATTGACAGATGGCAGAGCAGACAATTGTGTTATTGCTGTAATTATTAAAACTGTTAGAGAGCATAAAACTAAGAACGGCGACATCATGGCTTTTGTATCTGCCGAAGATGATTCTGGAGAATTAGAAAATATTGTTATTTTTCCTGATGTATACGAGCAAAACAAAGATATAATATACGATAGAGCCACAGTATTATTATCTGGTCAAATAAAAGATAAAACCAGAAATTCATTTATTATTGATAAAGTTTTTAGCATTTGAGGCAGTTAAATGAATAAGTGCATATTCTATGGGCAAATACGTAGCAAGAATTTTGAGACAGATGTCGATTCCAGTATTTGTAAAATAACATTACAGCTTAAAATAGAAAATAGAAGAAGTACAAAGTCTAAAAACAAAAAAATTGATTATGAACTTTTGAACTTTGAAGCATGGGGTGGTGCAGCACTGACCATCGAATCTAATGCCGATCCCGGCGATTACATTTTGATAGTAGATTCAACGGCCAGATCAATATCTCATGATAATAGTGGCTCACCAACAAGTGAGCTAATTTGTTTTAGAATTAACGAGTTTAAGATTATTAAGTACGGAGGACGATGATGGATTCTCAAGTTGAAAAAATGATTGAAGAGAACAAAAACCTTATCTACAGTATTGCAAATTCTCTTTATATCCCAAACAAGGCATTTAGCATAGAAGATCTAATCCAAGTTGGATTTTTAGCAATTTGCAAAAGTGCAAATAAATACAATCCAGAACGAGGAAGGGTCTCAACATTTATTACGCACTGTGCTAAGAATGATATGATAAAGTTTATTAGAAAAAATAAGATTGGCCGTGAACTAATTTATAATGAATTAAAGAGCCTTAGTTATGATGAAACAGAAGAAATTCTCAAATCTGATGTATTGGATTATTATAATTTAAAAAATACAATTGAAGAAAAGATTGTGACACTAAAGAGAAATGGCGAATCCAATAGAGCTATTGGCAAAAAACTAAATCTAAACTCGAATAAAGTGTCTTCAATACTTTCAGAAATCAAAGAAAGGCTAGCAACAAATAATGGCTAGAAAAAAAAGAGTACTCTTCATTAGCGAGGCCGCATATCTAAATACGGGATATGCAAAATACAGTAAGGAAGTAATATCGCGTCTATATAGAAGCGGTAAATACGATGTAGCGGAAATGTCTGTATATGGAGCCGCTAATGATCCAAGACGCTCCAGTATTCCTTGGAAAAATTATCCAGTTCTTCCAGATGAGCATAACGAAGAACAAATGAAATCGTATAATTCTAGTCCGGGCAATCAATTTGGAAGCTGGAGATTTGAAAGAGTTTGTTTAGATTTCGAGCCAGATATTGTTTTAACAATTCGTGATTATTGGATGGATGCCTTTGTATATCATTCTCCATATAGAAGAATTTTCAAATGGGCATGGATGCCAACTGTAGATGCATCGCCACAGAATCCAGAATGGATTGATTTATTCTGTGATGCAAATTATGTACTAACCTATTCTGATTGGGCTAAGAATGTCCTAGAAGAACAGGCTGGAAAGAACATAAATACAGTTGGCTCTGCCCCTCCATCAGCATCCGATGCTTTCATTCCTATGAATCAAAAATCTGTTAGAGATGAATTTGGCGTCCGCGATGATATAAATATTATTGGTAGTGTAATGAGGAATCAACGTCGGAAGTTATTTCCCGCGTTGATTTCTGCATTTAGTAAGTATCTAAAAGAAACTGGCGACACCAAAACATATTTGTATATGCATACCAGCTATCCAGACGCTGGATGGAATTTAGCAAACTTAATCCACTCTAATGATATCTCTTCTAGAGTTTTAATGACATACGTATGCGGAAACACAGATTGCAAAAATGTTGAAGTCTGTTTTTTTTCAGATGCCAGAAAAGTCTGCCTTAAATGTAATAAATTTAGTTCAATGCCGTCTAGTGTATCTAATGGCGTTTCAGATGAAATACTGGCAAAGATATATAACATTTTTGATCTTTACCTTCAGCCAGCAAATTCAGAAGGGTTCGGTCTTCCTCAAGTTGAGGCTGCTGCATGTGGAATACCAATTGCCTGCACTAACTATTCCGCTATGGAAGACATTGTTAATAAACTAGATGCATATCCAATATCTTATACAAAGTATAAAGAATTAGAAACTGGATGTGATCGTGCTGTTGTTGATGAGAATAGCATAGTAGAGATCATAAAAACTTTTCTATCAGACAAAACTCAAAAGAGTAATATTCGTCAGCTATTTGAAGATCATTATAGCTGGGACAAGACTGCCGCAAAGTGGATGGAAGTCATTGACGACTGTGAATATGCTGACTGGAAACAGCCTGCAAATATCATTAGACCTTCAAAAATAAATATGGAAGAAAAGTCTAATGAAAGATTTGTGCGGGAGTTAACCGAACTATTTTGCTACTACGAGGGGCACAAAAACTCGTACTTTACGAGGAACTTAATGTCTGATCTAACAAAAGGATCTAGCAAGATTGCGTGGGATGATCATTTCTCTAATGAATTTACTCCATCAAATCCAAATAAACAAAGACCAGTTGATAGGCAGTCAATTATTAATGTATTTGGTCGGAGACTACAGAATTATAATATCTGGGAAGATGTGAGAATAAATAGATCTAAATTAAAAGACGGGAACGAATTATGGCTAAACTAGGAACATTTTGTAATGAATGCTGTTTCTATAATCCAGATAAAAAAGAATGCAGTCATGGCCTTATAGATATGTTTACGCAGCGGGGAGCGACTATAGAATGGAATGATGACGGCCCATCAATAGATAGAGTTTGTAGATATAGAAGAACTCATGACTGGAATGAAGACTTATCATTAGAAGAAAAAATAAAACTTTGTGAAGAAGAGGTATTTCTTTCCGGCTCAATAATTCTATTAGTTCAAGAGATTGATAACGTCAAAGATATCCTCTCCAAATTAAAAGATGTAACAAATAATCGTTTTAAATTTATTATATCACATGAATGTAAGTTGAGTCCATTATTAGAAATCTCTAAAGAATTAGATATTCATGCTTCATTTGTTAGAAGCGTTGATGAAGATGTGTCTGACGAAAAACGAGTTTTTGATTGCTTAAAGCATCTGAAAAACGGGTATGTCTTTCTTTTTAATTGTGATAAAGAAATTGACTATACTATTTTTGAAAAGGTCCATAAATTTACTACCAAGTTGATGCACCGTGTATTACATATCGAACCGATTGATGAAAAGCTACATCAGTCCGTCAGTATGGTACATATTTATAAATGGCTTAATGGAGATATGATGGAATCGTTTTCTAATAAGCTAAAAAACATAGCCAGTGAAGAATCTAGCGACCCCCAAGTATTCAATTGGAAAGAAATCAATGAAGCATGTGCTAATAATCTATAAGATATTCTCAGATCTTAATCAAGATTACTTACAAAAAATAATAAATGGGTGTAAGTCAAAGAAGCATAATGTAACAATTAACTTCCATGATTTTACGCTGTCCAAAAAAATTAGATCTCAAATTGAACATGTTGAGTTCTCTGACTTAGAAGCGATTAACATCTCTGATGAAAACTATGAAGATATTGAAAAATCAGATCAAATTATTGTTCAAAAACTAATAAGTTATAGCCACTTTGATGTGGTCTCAATATTAGTGCATGATATATTACTAGATAATGCAATAGACCAAATTGATTTTTCGGTTTTAGAGAACAGCAATGTCGCGTCAATTTATCCAGATAATAATACTTGGACACCATTTAGCACAAGGGTTTATGGCAGGTCGCATCCGTTAATGAATGCAGGAGTTAGGTGTTTATTTGTAGACATGTCAAAGTTGTTCTCAGTCTTAGGTAATGAGCATCCTGTAGGAGAAATCTACAATAATTATCCGTCTTGTCATTTTCCAGAAGTACTATTCACTGCTAACGCATTAAAGAATGAATAGACAAGAATGCATCCATACTATCAAGCAAACTCATCTTGATAAAGTAACATTTATTATATTATGCGGAGGCAAGTCTGGAGTTAAGGGTACTCAAAATATACCATTAACATGTATTGACTATAATAATACGGTAGTAGACCATCAAATACAAACAATAAATAAGAATTATGAACATGCAGATATCATGTTAATGACCAGCTTTGAGTCAAAAAAAATAATCCAGCATATAGATGAAAAACAATATAGCAATGTACGCATATTTGAAAATAAAAATTATATAGAGGAAAGCATAATAGATACTTGGAAACTTGCTGTAAATTGCTGTTCAGAAGGAAGTTTTTTTTTAATACATGGTGACAGAATCTTTAATAGCGATGCGATAACGCCATATGATGAAAATAGAATCTCTATTAGTGTTTATAACAATATTAAGAAAAACTATAATCTTGGCATAACATATGAAAACAATAAGCTAATAAATATGTCATATGGCCTACCAACCATCTGGTCAGAAATTCTTTTTGTGCCAAAATTATACTATAGAACTATCAAGTCAAAATTAAACGAGGCAAAAACCAAAAAAATTTATACGGTTGAAAAATTCTTAAATACTGTAAATCAAGAAATAGACATTTATGTTGATCGCAAAAATAAAATCAGCATTAAGTCATTAAAGGAAATGATATGAAAATCTTGTACTATATTGATAGTCACGACTCTAGAGTAAAAGCAATTGTAGATACAGTAAAGGCGGCTGGATATACAGTTGGATATATAACAGAATTAGATCAGAAATCAATCTATGAATTTAGTCCAGATATCATCATTCATAATATCCCAAATGCTGCACGATTCCCAATAGACGGAAAATTTGTATCAATTAACTTTAATGAGTCACAGTCGGAAAATTCTTTTACTTTTACAAATGAATTATCAGATAGATATATTTCCCCATTTGTATCTCTAAGAGAAATTGATGTAGATGAAAAAGATCTCAATAAATATAAATCTGATGTTGTATACTTCGGGTCTCCACAGTCTTTTAATGAGTGCCTCAATATTGTATATGATAAAAAATTAAAGTTTAGATTCTTTCATCAGCACCCGCATAATATTTATGGTTATTGTGGAATGTGCAATGTTGATGAATATTTTAAACATTATAGACATGCCAAGGCTTCAATCGCAAATGGATTAAATGATACGGCAAGATTGCAAGATATTATTGTAGCTGGTGGGAATCCAATTGTATTTCTTGGTGACAAAGATGATTTTACAAACAGATTAGAAAAGGCCGTGTACGAAGGCAAAAAATACACGATTGATGGAATGTCTAAACAGGATGTTCTTGATAAGAATACGGTATTTGATGCATCTGCCAAAATATTTAAGAAAATTGGATTGAATAAAATTTCCAAAGATATTGCACAAGTAAAACAAAAGATGATTGGAAAATATAGATGAAAACAATGATATGCTTGGATCACTTAGCTTATTCTTATCAAAACTACGAACTGTTCCATTCTATTAATGAGGTCGTAGAAAATTCACTAGAGGAAGTATGTATTGTTCCATTCAATGCTAGTAGACCATTTATGAATATCAATACATCCATCTATAATGTTGGAGAAATGGGTTCGTTTAATAATGGGTTGCTTATCTCCAATAGCATCAAGCATGTAGATAAGTTGCTATCGTGTCCATCAAATACAATCAAGGCGTTGTATCTATATGATTTAGAATGGATGTTTGAGCCAACCTTCTTTGAAGAACTATATAGTATTTTCACTAATAAAAACCTAAAACTTATTGTAAGATCCAAAGAGTTCATCGAGCCAATACAATGTATTGCTGATAGAACGCCAGATGCAATTGTACCCTATTTCAAATTGGAGAAGATATGGAATTCGCTTTAAAAAACAAAGATAAATTACTACATATGTATGAAAAGGGCTATAGTAGCTATGAAATGGCTAACGAACTGAATACATATTCCACCAGAGTCCTACGTGCTTTAGCCTTTCTGGGTGAAAAATTTCACGGAGATAGCAAGTATTATAAACGAAGCTATTCTGAGGCACAAAAACTTGCTTTAAAAAATGGAAGATCGCAACATCCAACTAAAGGAAAAAAGCTAGATATTTCTCATAAGGAAAATATTGGCAAGTCTAGATCGCAAGCGTATCACTCCCTTAGTGAGCAGGAAAAAGAACGACTATCTCAAATGAGTAAGGATAACTGGAAGGCTCTAGGAAAGGCTAAGCAGGAAGAAATTAGAGCACTTGCTTTAGAGGGTGTAAGACAAGCTAGTAAGACCGGCTCGAAAACTGAAAGACATCTTCGTAATGGCTTGTCTCAGGCTGGTTATTCTATTGAATTCCACAAGACGGGACTTGTTCCGGGAAGTAATCTTGAAGTTGACTTGTTTGTTTCAGAATTGAAAACCGCTATCGAGATTGATGGACCCGGACATTTTTTGCCAATTTGGGGAGAAGAGAAGCTACAAAAACAGCAGTCAGCGGATACAATAAAGCAGGGCATTATTCTCAGTAACGGATATGTCATTTTGAGAATTCGTCAAATTGACAAGAATATTTCATTGACAAGAATGAATTATTTGCTAGAATTAATCCTAAATGAACTTGAGAGGATTCGGGAAAAGTTTCCCGAAAACAATAAACGGTTGATAGAAATTGAGGTAAAAGATGGCGAAGCAAGAAGAATCTGAAGAAGCAGTAGTACCAAGCATTAATGATCCAGAATGGAGCGACTACGCGATGTCGTTCTTTACTGCTAAGGAATTAATTGATGGCAATCCATTAGTTGCTGGACTAAGGCGTGTAGCAGAAATGTTGATTGGAGAAATTATCTCAAGCAAGCCAACTATGGTTGTTCATGCAGAGAACAATAGTCCTATTGGTAGAGCCACTGTTGTTTACGAAGTTCAGTTTCTATGTAGACGATGCAGTGGTGAAGAGTATATTAAAACGTATGCTGATGCAGCAGAAGTATGGGAAGGCAATACAGATGACCTGTTTGCTGTTCATGCTGCTGCTACAGCTAGTACTAGAGCGGAAGGTAGAGCACTACGCAAGGCATTGAAACTTCGAGTAGTTGCGGCTGAAGAACTATGCAAGAAAGATGTATCTAAGTTCTTAGGCGAACAGTCGGGACAAAACGAAGACAGAATCAACAATGATCAGGTTAATTTCATTGACAATCGTTGTAGAAAGCTAGACATCAATGTGCTTGCCTTTGTTAATTCTGGAGAAAAGGAGTACAGAAGCATTTATGAGGTAAAGAAAGAAACTGCTGCAAAGATGATTAAAGAACTTAATAAATTATCAAATGACAAAAAACTAATCTCAGACAGTATTAAAGGTTATGATGAGGATTGGAACACATGAAAGTAGAATATCTTGTAAAGATTGGTGGTAAAGAAGTTGTCGTGTCACAAGAATGCGATACAGATTGCGATATGTTTAAATTTCTATATCACATGGGAGAGTTGTTTGACAACTGCACTTGTGAGAGAAATGGACAAACTTCCGATAGAGTGAAGATTAATGTTCGCTCTGATAATGATGACAATGAATACTATGAAATGGTATGCTTTGATCCATCACAACCTGAATGTCATTATGCTAAGCGTAAGTTCGGGGTAAATAAGAAAGGTGGCGGATTGTTTCCAAAGAATAAGGACGAGGAAGGAAACTGGAAGCCTTGGACTAAATATAATAAAGAAACGGGTAAGGAAGAGTAATCACTTGCCGCTGGTTTAAAACCATGCCCGCCCCGCTGAGAATTCTTGGCGGGGCTTTTTTAAGATTTATAGGAGACTATAATGAGGTACTATAGGTTAATATTTAAAACAGAAAATGAAAAGGTAATGTTTAGTGAGATAGTTGAACAGTCAATATCTTCTTCTGAATTTGAAGGAATGAATTGGGAAGCACCAATCATTAGGCAAGAGATGGCTGGTCACGTTCACTTTATTGCATTAGATAGAGATTATCTTGATGCTATGTTATTAGGTGTTGGAACATATCAAAACTTGCTAGGAATAACTAATGAGTGACAAAGCCAAAACTCAATGCGAATGTCCACTTGCTGGATTTTGTGAGAGACATGGAATTCAAAAAAGCTCTCATTATCATAAACTATGTCAGAATCATTCTGGTTATTTTGCTCAATGGGAGGCATGTCGCGGTCCCGGACAAAACCCTAATAATTGTAAAGAAAATAATGATAACAAGTTTATACAGCAAGAAGAACCAGTACAAGAAGAATCAGTACAAGAAATGCCTAGTGCCATACAAATGGCTAAAAACTTTGCAAAATCCGCAGTAAATCATATATCCAACGGGATGAAAAATGTAGACGTTAATGTACAAACGCAGCGGTTAGAAATTTGTGCAGCATGTCCATTTATTAGTAAGGACAAATCTAGATGCACTAAATGCGGATGCTTTCTTCAAGCTAAAACAAAATGGGAATCTTCTTCATGCCCAATAAACAAATGGTAGATTGACTTAACTTTCATTCTCAGTCATAACCAGCTTCTGTAATTTCAAATTGAACTCTTGAATTAGTGCATGGAGATTCGGTTTTTGCCGTTCCTTCACAGTGACAGTCTTCAGTCCACCAGCCGCTATTGAAGGTTAATGCTGGAGGGGATGGCATGTCATTAATAAACCCATTTCCACAATCACAAGAGTGGAAGTCTACACACCGTTTGTCAGCACTACATAATCCATTTATCCAATCAACTTCACAGCTACATTTATCTGGATACATTATAGATCCAGCAGCAAATGACATATATTGATACTGATCACACTGCCAAACTGGAGCATATCCGGTGTCATCAATTCTATAATATTTTCCATCGCAGGTATTTTTCATCCATCCGGCTTCTACACCAGTTGTTGCATAGGAATAAGAGACGGAGATTGTACCAGAGGGAGGAACATAACAGGTGCCTATATTAGTTCCACCGTAGGTTCCTGAAAATTCTGGCATATCAACTAGATTGTCTGCACTAATCCATGCTCCAGTAGTTCCAATTATCTTTAGAACAGGGAATGGACCACTTTCACAGGTTGGATATGGACAACTTCCCGGAGAGGGAATGCCTGACGCACATAAGTAGTCAGCATTTGCAGATTCTCCAACATATGTAGCTAGTCTGAATTGCTGACACTGTCCTTTTCGGGGGTCAACATTATAGTTGCATTGACTATCACCACAAGAACATGGAGGATTTGCTATATTGCCAAGACATGCTGTTGCGGGCCATTCTTGCACCCCTCTTAGCAATGTAGGAGGATCTCTCTCGACCCCTTTTCTAGCAATACGATTAAGTGAGCATTCCACATCTATCATTATTTTAAATGGGTTAAATAAACACTGATGATTTCCAGAAACAGGAGTTCCGCTAGCTCTAATTAGTCCCGTTTGTGACTCGTCTAAAGAAACTCCAAACCTATCAAGATAGTAGCCCATAGACTCAAAACCATTAGAAGTAAATGTTTTTGGCTGATGTATGCCCGCTAAGATAGTATGTTCACTATGTAATGGTAATTGTGACACACATCCAGTTCCAACAACAGTACAGCTTTTAACATCTGAAGCAAATCTCCATCCGGGATGGACGACTCCAATTAAAGGTAGATAGTCATCTACTATGATTGTTACATCGTCAATATGAACTCCACTCTGAATCGTTGCTAATACTTCATCATCACACCAGTCTCTAAATCTCAATACCTGCTCTCGGTTTAAATCATCACCTTCTCCCGCACTTGTATACCCATCAAAACCATAGCCGGTTTTAAACTGACTTGTCGTAGTGCAAACACTAGGTGCGGCAAAAGCAGCTACCTTAGTTCCACTAGCATAGTGATGTCTTGGAAACAACATCTTATTGCACCATAGTTCACCACCACACTCAGATGAATCTTGAACGCAACTGTGTTTTTTATTTGTTTCAAATATTCCATAAAAGTTAAGTGGATCATAATATTTTCCAGTTTCAAAAATTGTTGTAGAAACTGGCGGATCTGGTCCAAGGCCGCTACAATTGAATTGACCATCGCCATCTCTATTTATTGAAGGAATTAAATTTCCGGTAGTTACTGTCGGCAGATGACCACTTGAATAAAATAAATTAAAATAATTCCATACATGACTATATGAAGAACCCGGAGATGAAAATTGATAATCTTGATTTACATAAACACCCGATGACGGATGAATACTGCATGGAGCCTCATATGCTGGAGTAACAGTGTCTGCTTCTAAGGCATAAGGAATGATATGGCAAAGACCCTCTCCACTGTAGGCACCAGCAGCAACTGCTACACAAACTTGTTCTCCCTCCCCATCGACAATTTGCTCATACCAAGTTCTGTCGTGCTCATGGTATTCTCTAGAAAGGTCTAATCTATATTGTGTGTCTCCAGTAGGACCAATAAAGCAGTCGATCTTATTTACAATTGCAACTTCGGGAGCACATCTTTTCTTGCGAACTTCAACGCCAGAAAATGGCAGTTCATCACCAACTAATCCGTGATATATTGGATTGCCACAACTTTTGCTTCCAACGTTAGAATCCTGACTGCAATCTACTGCTGAACATTCAACTACTGATCCGGGATAGTCTCCTTTGGACATTTGTCCACACTCACCACCAATGTATGGTTCATTCAACTCATATTTAATCCCGCTGACTAATCCATTCACCCCATGATTCCAGTCCCACCAATCTGTTGAAGAAAAGGTGCCTAGATTAATACCCATGTATGGACATGGAGGGCCACAAGATAAATCTGTTGGTCCTATTACAGTTCCATTGGCTCCACTAGCTCCAATCCAATAAATTGTCGCACAGCTACTTCCAGATGTTAAAACAGGCTGATGATTAGAATCAATTTCATATATAGCAGCTAATGTTGGATCTTGACAATCACAAAAACACGAATTAAATTGATAGTTTGACGGTGCCCTAGCGGGTTCTACACCTTCAAATCCAATTTGTTCATCACACAAACAAGAGATACCGCCACCACCGGGACGAAATGTTTCTATTCCCGTGGGGCATGTATTACATAATGTATTTCCACTACAAGGATTTTCAGATGGGCTTACTGGATTTGGACATCCATAAAAATATCTGCTTCCATTAGATGCCGTTAACTCACATCCATAAGCATAAATAGTATCTCCCGGACAAAATCCAAATAAATTGTTTACTTCATAAAAATCTCCAGAAGTAAGGCATCGTGCTAGGGTATCAATATGTCTTAAACCATAGGCAGTCATATTTCTAAACAAGTCTACATATTGAGGTACTACAGCATATAATGTAGTTTTTAATTCTAGATCTCCAGCAGAACCAACCCTAGCAGGATAATGGTGTTGACAAGAAGCTCCACCATCCCATAATGCAGCCACTGGATTACTTTCATATTTCGCCTCTGGATATCTAGGATCTATTAAATAATCGTGAAATCCGGGACATGCAAGCTCTACCTTTGCAAAAATTCTATAGCCGCATCCGGCTGTTTCTAAATAATCCTGATCTAAGTACCTACTTTTATATGAAGCACAACTAACAACTTCTCCCAAGTCTCCACCACCGTCCCGACTGCTTCTCCATCCAATTACAATCTCGCTGCTGGGAATTACAACAGGCTCTAATGTTGCAGAAAATCCGTCTTCGGAGCTAAGGCATCCACAGGTTTCACCAGTATATGCATGTCCATATTCTTTACGTAATCCATCTCCGCTGGCACAATAATCATTTCCATATCCATCCGCACAGGTAAATAATCCCGGCTCTAGTTTCGGATTTAGAAATCCGGGATCACCATATTTACAGTAGTTATGTCCGTATCTATCAGCCTCGTCCCAAATATATTCAGTCCCTAATCCACTAAATTTTATATGGAGCGGCTCGGCCTTCATGTTTGCACTAACACATCCAAGACATCTATCATCAACTTCCCATTCAATAAAGAACGGAACTCCATCAGTAGGCCATCCATTATGAGTGCCAAGAACATTTGTGTAAGTTCCACTAGCATCATAATCTATATGATTGCATTCTGGTGTCCCGCAGCAGCTAAATTCGCCACATTTTGTTGTAAAGTAAGGAGCAATTACGGCTTTGTTTGTGTCAGCTAATCCCCACCATCCATATCCACTTCCTCCATATTGGAAAAAGTCACCACCCTCATCGTCCCTGCTGGATGTTCCACTACTCCATAATCCACTAGAGGGGTTGAATGGTGCTGGAATTGGGGCTGTGACACTCCAGTACATAGGCTCATCAATGTCTATTAACGGAGTTTGATTAGTGTAGGTTTTTTCATGATTTAACTTAGCAAACGCCTTAGTAATAACATCCTTTCTATTACGGTCTTCTTTACCGCATAAATTCATAATGTAACCATATGTAGTATATGGCTGTCGTATATTACAGGCACAGCAAGATGTATGTAGTGGATCACAAAATTCTGTGTTAGGATCAGTATAATTCGGACCTTCATATAGATTATACTGCTGAAGCTGATACCTTGCGTCCAAGCATCCATATCCAGTCGGATCAATATCGAAGTTTGGCAGTGTCGGGAAGGTCATTACTGAAGGAATAGATACATGTACTGGAGGTCGTTGTCCATCAGGCGGGTCTTCACCACAATCGCATACACAGGGAGATCCCGGTTTCCTACCGGCCCAAGCACGGGCAAGATTAATAAACATATGAATTTCTTGACCGGCCAACTGCCTTTTTAGATCATTCATATCTGCCGGTTCAGAATTTTCCCATCCTCCCAGCGGAAGACCAGAGCTGTCAAATGAACACTTGTCATTAAAGTCGCATCCACGATAAACAAAAGCTAATCTAGGTAGTCGATTTTGTTTATATTTTTCCGTCTCGGTTTCACATTCATTATACTTATCAAATTGGGTTACACAGTCTGGAAATATTTCAAGGGTCGCTCTTTTGCTGTAACATGTAGCGTTTTTATTTTTCAGCCGCGTTTGTTTTTGTTCTAGTCTTTTTGCATCATCACAAGCATCTACATTGAAGAAGGGGCCGTAATACGACATCTCTCTCTGTAAATATGGAATTCCGCTCATATACGATCCAGAAAAGGTGATTAATTCTTCACCACTCTGAATAATTGCGTACCCACCACTCACTGATACATAATTTTGATCAAATCTTGGACTGTCGGCATCAACATTTGAAGTAATTGTATTAAACAGTCCGTAATTGTATCTCCATTCTCTATCTCTATTAGACTGGCGAATATTTTTCGGATTATTTAAGACTCTCCTGAAGTCTACATGAAAGTCAGTATTACAGGTAGATTTCCATCTATCATCAACTCCATATGCAGCCAGTCCGCAGCATGTGTCAGTATCATACGTATTAAATGCTATCCAATGATCACCACTTTCCGTGGCTAATCCAGATAAAGAGAAGATCTCTTCACCTTGAGTACCTACAAATTTTGCTGAAGTATAATTAGATTCATGGGTAACATCAAATAATGTATAAGACCCATTAAATTGTCCACTAACGGTGTTATATAATCCTAAAGTCATTCCATTTTTTAAACCGCTGGCTGCACCATCGCCATAAGTGAAACGTGCTTGTATAAAATCATCTTGGGCGGAACGATAAATTCCACTAGCATTTGTAAAACCACCGGCGTATTCTCCTGCTACTGCACCGTCAGGTCTACAACCGGATTCATAATTATAGTAATTTGAAATACCAGTTAGCTTGGCTCGGTTTTGATTATGCTCGTACTTCTCAAAGCGGTGACTTTCTCTAGCAATATTTTGCTTAGGCTCCCCACTACAATCTAATAGGTATCCGGGAGGAGCGTATAGATCTTCAGTCTCATAACAGTTTTCTATACTAGATAGTCTCCATGCACCACTAAGGTTTTTAAATATCTTTGTGCTGAAGTTTATCTTATTTCCCCAGCCAAAATTCTCTGGAGTTTTCTTAAAAACCTTGTTTGGGCTTGTAGTGTCGCAAGAATTTTCATCAGATGTTACATATTCTATAAGCCCTTTTGGTCTATCTACTAGGTAAGTCTCGGCACCTCCCCTGTCTTTTGGTGGAGTGCTGGTATCTAAATCTCCAGCCTGATCATAATGTTTTTTATATGTAGGGGCTAATGACGAGTCGTAAGGATCATAAACGGTCCTATAAAATACATCAGGACGTTGTTCATTCATAAATGGCCCATAAGTCACACTGCCACATGTTTTTGTGGCTGAATGATCTTCGTCATGACCGTCAAAGAAATCGTAGTAGCTTGTACCCCATGTGGCCCAGCCAGATATTAAAACATTATCCTCTATAGTTCCAAAGCCCCAAAAGTCGGGGTTGGCTATGATCTTAACTTTTATATTCTTAGAAAGAGATATACCGTTTGATTCACTTAGGTCGTATGTGGCACCTTCACTACAAAATTCTACATTTATACATTGTTTGCCACATGAATAACAGGGAGTGTCCCCGCTCTGAGTTATAAAAGCCATTTTTAAATTCCTAATTATTTATAAGTGCCGTGTCTTCTCCACACCACTCACAGGTCTTATATCCTTGTGTTTGTAATTTTAATGTACAGGATTGTAAAGTGCCATTATCACATTCTACATGCGTAACAACTTGCTGAGATTTAAACTCTGCCTGAGTCACCCAATGTATTGGTAGACTCTCTGTTTCAGCAGTTGCATTATTTGCATAGATTTGAACGGGACATGTTAATCCATAATTTGTTAAACCAGTGTTTGGATCTAACGTTCCGCTTGTTAGTTTACCATCAGAAAATACTAAACTTAGACTAGCACAAATATCGCAACCAGAATATAGTGCAAATCCTCCATAAGTATAACCAGATCCAGACGAGGTGACTTGAAAAGAGCCATTACCGCTTGTATCAATCACGATTTGACCACGAGCATTTTCTCCAGATCCGCCAATAAAAGACCCTGTATTTACATTTTTTCTACGTCCAGTATCTACAGTGAATGCTAAATCTCCAACATCAAATGATTGACGTAAAGGATTTTCTATCAACACTCTTTTACCAGTAGAATCGCTACCATGTTGTGTGCCGCATCCACTATTTGTAATATGTCCACAGTCTTGACAGTCATTGGTCCATATATTATAATAATTTTGACCTACCGAATCTTTAGTTTCGCGAATAATAAATGCTTCATAAAATGGAAACTCTAAACTTGTATAATCCAGTTGTTCATAATAATTTTTGTTATCTTCATTTGCAGTATATGCTAGATATTCAGGATCATATATAGCCTCGGTAGAATCAAAAGCCCTCATATTTTGTGGGGCATTTCTACTATATTGATCTCTGCTATTACTTCTATCAACCTCAAACGAAAAACTTGGGGGAGTGTAAACGTTGGTTAATTTTACTAAATATATCTTAGTAGTATTTCCTCCGGTCCAAACGCCTCTCGCATCATCCCATCTTAAATCAACAGGTCCAGACTTCCACAAATGCGGATTGTACATTGCTTGTGGATGAAAAGTACTGCCACTTGATGGAACGGGATTACCTCCAGTATCGTATCCCCATCCAGTTAAAACCATTGGTGCTTTAAAGCCAACGCCTCTAATGCCTTCAGTTTCTACTATATGTCTGCCCCAATGATCCTTTTCAAAATAAAAGTCAATAGGAGACCCAGATCCGCTAGGGTAAATCCCAGTGTCTCCAACAAATCCGCCACTTCCATTTATACCAGAATCTTTTGGATTATAATTTAAAGCCATTGCAATATTATGACCGCTAGACATCCACGGATCATTAGCAACAGAATATCCGCCCTTTGGATTTATTCCATCTAAAACATTGAATGGATTGAATGGATTTAGCTCTCTTGCAGTTGGATCGCCGCCTTCCGCTTCTGTAGGCTTTGTCCAATATGGTAGCCATTTTCCCGCTCTGTATTCATCCGTTTGAGTTGTATACGGATAAAATACCGCATCTAGACTTGTAGCACCAATAAGATTCCAAGGATGTCTTCCAGAATATGCAGTTTCCGTAGATGGTATTTCATTAAATTTTCTAGCACTGTTCGCAAATTCACTATACTGCATGAATCCAACTTGTGCCTGTGGAATTTCATGATAAGTTGCACTTTTAACTGGCGAATCAGCGGTCGCATTTATTCTAGTTCCAGTGGCAGAAACATTGCCCTGTGCCCGCAATGCTTCAGTAATCTCGCCTACAAGAATTAAAGACGCTGGATTATATGACCAACCTAACTGTTCCTTAGTCATTGTATTACCTTAATTTAAGTTTCTTTAACTTATTAGATATTTTAGTTATATTCTTCTCAATATCTCTATTATTTTTGCCAAATCTTGGAGAAATTGTCTTAAAAGTATAAGTAGTGTCAATCTGGTCTGAACTTACATTGATTTTAATGTCTGTAACTTGTTGCAGTCCGTAAAGACCGTCTCCAATTCTAGTAATTGCTGGAGCACCCGGAATGGAAAAGCTGCCTTCTTCAACTGCAAACAAAGCAAAGTCATCAATAGCATTTGCTCTACCCTGTGCGGCAAGATTCATTCCGGTCAATCCGCTAGTTTGAGACAAGTCATAAGATCCAAATGTTCCAAATCCCACTGGAATTAGAAAGTTCTCTGGAACCAATGATTCGTCTTGCTCATATTCTATTTTACCTCTGAATGGAACATATGGTAGACTTGTCATCCAAGGACCATAAACATATCTCGTAGAAATTTGAGCATAATTTATAGATTTAGGAGAAACGCATACTTTAAATGGCTGAAGGTTTTCTACAACATCGTCGGATGTTATTTTATATTGTCTTGCTTTACCGCTTGCTGCAAGATAAGATGTCTCCCATGTTGAACAGCCATCTAAGTCTCCAGCGTTAACATCCGTAGCACCAATAAATCTCTTGAATGCATCTGCACTTGGCACATTGGTTAAACCCTTTCCTTGTGCAAGCCCCGGCTTAGGCTGTGGCAAGAAAACTCTGTCAGTAGTAAACTTTACGAACGGGAAACAGAATCTTCCATTGTCACTATATTCTAAGCTAGTTAATGCTGGAACAATGGCATTCAACCATTCCGGCTGTGTTTCTCTTGGTATTCCAATTACTCCACTATAAGCAAAATATCCAGATGGTGTAGGATCGCCGTCAGCTATAGACCTACAAACTGAAGGAGTGCATTGTCCATTATTGAGAGTATAGTTTGATAAATTGTTTGAGGTGTTAGTACTTCCAGCCTTCGTGACACTCTCTGGGCCAAGTCCAGATGAGCTATATTCCTGAAAATACCGTCTATGTCCAGTTACAATAGAACTGAAGGGAAGTGATGCTCTAGTATAAATAGCATCATAGCCATATGGTAAAAAGCTGTATTGATTTTCAATATTAGACGGAGATGCGTGTAAAATAGAGTAACTGCCATATTTTGTAATACATAGAGAGTCTAGATTATATTCTGAAAAGTTAAATACCTTTACATTTGCACCGTTGAACAAATTTTTCAAGTCAGCGGCATAATTCTCGTCCCATCCAGCACCATCTCCAATAAAACTATGATCATAGTTAATAAATGGAGATACCTTGCCGTCATTGATAAACATATTGCTCTGTGGAATTTGCCTAGCATAATACTGAGAAGGTTCTACATATGCTGAGTCAGTTAATTCCCAAGAACGTTTAAAGTTTCCAACTAGATTATCGCCATTTAAATCTTCTATAGTTTTTAAATAAGGTACTGGTGCATACCATGATTTGCCGTAATGGGTATCCCCAATAGTTTTTACACGCTCATAAATTAATGGCAAAATATAGTCTCTTATCTGTGCATTAGCAAAAGCACATGTTAATACTGGTGGACATTGACCAGTAACTTCTACATCGCTATATACCGGATTTCCATCGTCATCGCATCCAGTCAATTGTTTTTCAATATACGTAGCTGCCGGAACTTCTGTTCCATCTTCAGTTAAGCATGGTTGTGGCTGACCATCAGGATCATAGGTTTCTGTAACTATACTTTGAGTTGTGAGACTCTGAGTAAATAAATTTCCAATACCTAATATATCACAAGCCCCAGCATAACCGATGCCTCCAGCGGCATTTTGTTTTTTAGTAGACTCTTCTTTATCTTCTTGCGAACTTTCATCTTCACCCGTTGGAGGCACAACACAATTAGGATAAAAATGCTCTCGTAAATTAATAAACTTCTTGCTTTTATAATCATTAAAGAATGCATCCCAGCTACCCTTGCCGGTCATAGCACATCTAATTTCTAACATAGATGCCGCATAGATACCATTTTTAAACACTCCCGGAACTGTTAATCCTGCAAAGTCACTACGCATATCAATTAAAATAAAATCATCAACATCTCTAGGATCTAACATGTTTGTAATTACTGGAATTTTTCTAGTAGACGTTTCATTTAGTCCTAACGAATCAGTAGCAGTATCAGCAGTTTCTCTAGGATCTGAAGCATTTGGTATAATAATATCGCCCCAGTATTGACGAAGATATTTTCTAGGAACGCTAACTAATCTTGTTTGATAACCTCCCGTAACAACTTTCATTGTTGTTAAATCGTTTAGTTTGATAGAAACGTCAGAATTCTTTATCTTTAGATCAGATAGTTTGCTAGAATCCCAATATCCTGTAGCAACAGGAAAAGTTCCACCGTTAGCAATTGATTGTGTACCTACTCCAGTAAAGCCTTCATCGGCAGAATCTATACCGCTAGAATCTAATGGATCAGAATATGTTGTATCATTTAGATCCGCCAATCCATAATCTGTATTATTGACTGGTCTCTTTCCGGGGTGTATCCCATCTTGAGTAGTCCAATATGAATCTTTAATATCTGGAACTTCTAAACCAATAATGTTATAAGCAATATTACTAAAAGGTCTAGATCCATTAAAAAATGAATTCTTATTTAGAACTTTGATTCTTATCGTCCCGCCGTATTTGCCGCCTTCTTCTGTAAACTTGCTATTATTTAAAGGCCAGTTACATATAGCGTTCTGAGTCCAGTTGGGATCATCCTCCTGTAATGTAGGATCGCCAATAGGATTACCATCAATATCAGTATTTTTATTCAAGTCAATATAGCAGAAGTATTCTAGATTTGCTTCTTGACAAATTTCAGACACTATCTCTGCTATGCTTTTACTAGATCCGCCCACTCTAAATTGAGGGCCAATATTTGGTGAGGCATCAATAACTTGATTGTAAAAACCAATAGCGTCAAAGTGATAGTAATAAGGTATACCTTCATCATCTCTAATGACATTATAATTATGTCTACCAAACAGTAGATTTCCGCCATGCGTTCTTTGTCTCTGTTCTTCTGACAATGTTGGTAGATGATTAACGCCCATATGTAAAGCCCATATCAGCTTTATTAAGGGGATACCGTCTGCACTTTTTCCGCTGTAACCAAAATCGCCGTATGAGTCTGTAGCGAATGGGACACGATAATTTGGATGATCATTTTCCAGAATACCCAAAACATTGATAAGATTAGAGACATTATGCCAATGATATTGTCCGGGACTGTTATCTACAGTAATTAGACTATTATTGTGTCCGAAGTCATAATAACTGGTTCCGCTAAAATCAGAATTTGCTTCTAAAGATCCGCCAAGTCCGGCAAATCCATCCATAATAACTTGGGTGGCATTTAAAATAGTTAGTGGACTTGTTAAGCTGACAGAGTATGTTTTGCTATTATTTGATGATCTACTAAAAGAATCAACTAAGCCAATATACTCAAATAGAACATTCCCGCTGGTATCTTTAAGTTCAAATATATGAGGGCTTCCAAGAACTGGAATAACCAGTCTATCGCCATCGCCTTCATCTTCAATTAATCTAAAACTTAAACTACCAGCTTGAGATGACCAATCTGCTGAAACATTAAAGTCAACGACGGTACATCCAAATGCTTTGATAACGGCTAAGTCTGGAGCAGCTTGTGAAGATGTTGTTCCAAAAGGCTGAATGTCTGTCGGCATTAAGAACTCCTCTCATAAGTCCATTCAATACTATAAGTATAACTTCTTGTTCTTGCGTCCCAGCTTTCATTTGGTGCTGAATGGAAGCATTTGCCAGCAGTCACATTAAGGTCATTTGCTGGATTCGCAGCTTGATAAATTTCATTAAGTTCGCCAGTATTAGTAATACTTGGTTTTTTATTAATTAACAAGTCTTTAAGGATATCTCTTCTTGTTAAAGCTCCACCCGTACCATCAGATAACGTTCCGCTTCCATTGACTTGATCCAGACTCCACGATGGAGCCTGAGTACCCATTACAATATTAATAGATAAATTTCTTTTATATTCACTTCTTGAGTTAAGATATTGTAAAACTGGCTGGCTACGACCTATGACTGGAGTAACAGAGAAAATTTCTCCCGGATACGTATCGCTAATTTGAATACTTTCTGATACACTTCCCGGAACAAGATTTGGCGGTCTATCATCAAAATTATATGAATAAGAAATTGTTCCAGCGGCAAAATCTCTACCAACTGATCTACTTAATGCTTTTGGATGCAACCAGCTACCTGCTGGTAAAGCACCAAGTGCATGATAATAAGCGACAGCGGGAACACCTGTTGAAATTGTTTCCCAATATCCAGATGCGTTTGTGTAAGCATTAGTTGAGATAGAGAAGCCATCAGCAGTATTTAACCCCTGAATATTTCCTTGTATACTAAATGTATTAGATTCATTTTCGCCAACATCTTGATTAATACTAATGGTTTCAATTACTGGATAGTTGCCGCTATATGCAGTATAGGTTTCAGTGAGACTATATGTTCCACCCTCTTTATCAACTGTTTCTTGATATACGGTGTTTCCAACAGAATAGCTATTGCCTAAATATTGTCTTAATTCAGATCTTATCTCTGGAATATATCCACTGCCAAGGCCAAGGTGTTCATAAATAAAACCGCTGGCCTGTTGCCACGGAGCTAATCCACTGACATAAGCTCCGTCTTCATCATATACCGGAGATCCTACCGCAGAGATAGAACGGTTAATTGTATAAACTTTATTTGCACTTTGGAAAATTTTATGTCCATAACTAGCGTCGGTGCCAAACTGCAATGTCTTCTGACCATCTTCTTGGATATCGAAGTTTTCAGTTAAACTAGAAATTTGATACTTCGGGGCATTTTCATTTGTATAATCAGAAAACTCATTGAGATTTGCACTTGTTAGAAAGTTGCTCATCCTCATGTTTACTGTATAGCCGCCGGGATTAACGCCTCTCCCATCAGGATCAAAAGAAACATCATCCACAAAAGCATTAAAAGATAGGCCACTTCCTCCATAATCAGCGTCGTCCCATCCACGAATGGCAATTTTGATTGGGCGGGCAACTCCACTAACTAATGGATTACTAAATAACCATCGAACCTTTTCTTGTTTTCTAATTGTTGTATCTAAAAGATTAGCTTCAGTTAATGGGTGATTTTCAATACTATCGCTATCAACTCCGCGATTACGGAATATCCCGTCAGCATCATCATCATTTTTTAACCATTCTACTGGAGATGCATCTCCGCTATAATATGGATTTCCAAGCATTGGAACTAACGTCCCCTGTAAAGAAACAGAGTAGTCAGCCCCAAACCCCGGACGGCCTATATTATTATATGTTTGTTTATTGAAAGATACTAATGGAGCCGGAACCAGATAATAATCATATTCTGTTCCATTAGAATCTGCTTTTGTTATTATAACTGGCATTATGAACTTACTCCTACTGTTTGAGTATTATTTGCCGCATCTTGCAATGCCAACGCAACACCTTCTGGAGATGTAGAACCGTCTATCTTGTCAG